AGTGTTCTGCCATTGAGTCCTCGTTCAAATAAACTCAAAGATACTTCTTCTTCATCTTTGAATTTTTCTACAAGAAGTCCGTGTTCAAAACAATCACAAATTAGAAATATTGAATCTTGATCTTTCATATACTTAGTATACGTTCCAATTTCCAAACTTTAGCAATCAAAAAGGAACCAAATTTATATATCAATCTACAGATAAATCTAATAATTTTATTATATGGTTTGATGATTAATTTATAAAACATAGCAGATTCAACCGCTTTTTGTTTTTTGAGTTCTTCCATATGTTGTTTATGGAGTTCTTTTCTTTTGGTGTTATCGTTTATTTCAAACTTAATTAATTTAATCTTGTCAATAACTCCGTCAATAAATACAACTTCAAATTCAACCCAATAGTCATATACACCGCCATCATTATTTTGATAATCATACATACGAATGGTTCTGGTTGTTTTTACATGAGTCCACCAATGTTTGATTTCTTTTATAATACCAAACTTTTCAGAAAACGTTTTACCATTTGGATCACCTTCAATGTGTTCTCGTTCGCATTCACGCAACCATAGTGTGCCATCTTCACGGATTTCATAAGAATCCAATCCGCAATCTAAATCTTTGGTTTGAAATCCATTAGGAATATATCCCTTAGTATCTTCCGGAAACGGAAGTGGATACTTACATACTATGTCATCGAACATTCCCATAAATTAGTTTCCTTGATTTTTGTGTTCTTGAATATCATAAAGAAAATTACGAAATAAAACGTAATCTTCAACGTCTACTTGTTTTTCACCATCAAGTTTCCAATATTTAATATAGTCTAAGATGGTATTAACATAATAACCTGGAATGGTAATTGTTTTACCATCAAACTTAAGATCATCGTGTTGAATAATGGCGGGGGGGGTCGCTTTATCTTTAATTTTTAGTTCTACTTCCATATAATAAAAGTCTACACCAAACTATGGATTTTGTCAATATAAAAAATTATTTCAAAATATAAAAAATAGATATAAGGGATGAAGGGAATTATTTTAGCGGGGGGTACTGGCAGTAGATTATATCCATTAACCAGTACGATAAATAAACAATTATTGCCTGTATATGACAAGCCAATGATTTATTATCCATTTTGCACATTATTATCGTGTGGCATCAAAGATTTCTGCATTATTTCTTCTCCTGAACATTTACCTTCTTATGAAAAGTTATTTGAAGACGGCAGTCAGTTAGGTGTTAAAATTACTTATAAAGTACAATATAAGCCCAGAGGCATAGCTGAAAGTTTTATTATAGCCGAAGACTTTATTGATGATGATAATGTTGCTCTTATACTAGGAGACAATATATTCCACGGAATGCCCAGAGTCAAGCCTTTACTTGAAGGAGCGGTTATTTTTGGTTATGAAGTTAATGATCCTAAAGCTTATGGAGTTATTGAATTTGATAATGAAGACCGTGTAATAAGCATAGAAGAAAAGCCTGCTGAGCCTAAAAGTAATTATGCGGTACCAGGCTTATATTTTTATGATAAAAAGGTAGTTCAGTATGCTAAATCGCTTAAACCTTCCAGTCGAGGTGAAATTGAAATAACTGATTTGAACTTAATATATCTTGACAAGAAGCAGCTTACCGCTGTAAAATTTGCTAAAGGCACTGCGTGGTTAGATGCTGGAAGTGCTGAAACATTATTTGAAAGTGGTGCTTATATACAAACTATTCAATCAAGACAAGGAATTAAAATAGGATGTATAGAAGAAGAGTGCTTCAAGCGCAAGTATATAAGCAAAGAGCAGCTTAAAGCGCTTATAGAAAAATTACCAACTAGTGAGTATAAAAAATATTTAAATAAATTATTATGATTATATTATTCGGATCAAATGGTTATGTAGGAAGTGAATTTAAAAAGCAATTAGCTGAATTAAAGCTACCTGTTTTTCTTTGGCCAAATGCAAAAACTACTACTTTTGCAGATTTAGAAAAATGGTATGATGAAACTGGTTATCCGCTTATAGGCGCTGTAATAAATGCTGCTGGATATACTGGTAAACCCAACGTGGATAACTGCGAATTACACAAGGATGACACTATTCACGGCAATATTGTATGGCCGCAAATATTAACTGATTGGTGTATGTTAAACGATATACCATTAGCGCATGTTTCAAGTGGTTGTATATATGAAGGTAGACGTGTTGATGGTACTCCTTTTACTGAAGAAGATGCGCCAAACTTTAGTTTTGCGCAAAATAACTGTAGTTTTTATAGTGGTACTAAAGTAATAGGTGAGCAAGTGGTGAAGAAGTGGGAAAAGCACTATATTTGGAGACTGCGGATTCCATTTGAAGAGTTTGATAATTCTAGAAATTATATAAGTAAAATATTAAAGTATGAGAAACTATTGGATGCTGAAAATAGTGTAAGTAACAAACAAGAATTTGTAAGTGCTTGTATTCAAACTATTATTAAACAGGTTCCATATGGCACGTACAATGTGACTAACGGCGGTTATATCACAACTAAGAGTATGACAGAAAAGTTTAAAAATACAATTGCAAAAGATAAAACTTTTAACTTCATAGAAGAAGGTGACTTTTATAAGAATGTAGCTAAAACACCCAGATCCAATTGTGTGATGAGCAATGAGAAATTGTTATCAACTGGAATTAAAATGAGAACAGCAGATGAAGCAATTGATTATTGCATTAATAATTGGACCATATGAATATATTAGTAACAGGTGGATGTGGATTTATTGGAAGTCACTTTATAGAAGAAATTCTAAAAAGAGATGATGTTGTTATGATATACAACATTGATTGCGGTACTTACGCAGCAAATAAAAAACTCCCTTTTCAAAATGATCCTAGATATCGTAGACTATCACTGGACATCGCTGCACCTTATTTTCCAGATCAAAAGAAATATATTGATTCGTTAAACTTAGATTATGTAATTCACTTTGCGGCTGAATCACACGTGGATAATTCTATTAAAGGCCCAAAAAAGTTCATTGAAACAAATATTATCGGAACTTTTAATTTATTGGAAATATTCAAGGGTACAAATATAAAGAAATTTATTCATATATCTACGGATGAAGTGTATGGTTCATTAAATCACAAAGAATCATCTTTTACAACGGATAGTCCTTACCGAGCAAATAATCCATATGCTGCTACTAAAGCTGCTAGTGATTTATTGGTTAGAAGTTATAACAAAACTTACAATTTTCCATCAATAATTACTAACTGCAGCAACAATTTTGGATCCAGACAATACACTGAGAAAATGATTCCTGTATGTATTCAGAAATTGATTAATAAAGATTTTATACCTTTATATGGCAACGGTTCAAATGTAAGAGATTGGATCTATGTCAAGGACCACGTTAATGCAATTATATGCGTACTATTAGATGGTAAAATAGGAAATCAGTATTTGATAGGTTCTGATAACGAACTGTCTAACTATGATCTAATACACACGATTAAAGATGTATACAGTACTATAACTGGTATAGAAGTAGACTGGGAGTGGTTTAAATATGTTGAGGATCGCAAAGGACACGATGGTAGATACGGTATAGACAATCGTGATTTCAAGATGGAGTTTCCTCAATTTAACACAACTAAATTTGATATTGCTATTTTGGAAACGGTCAAATCATATTTATAATATGTGCCCGTTAGAATTTATTCTAAAGAAGCCAAGGACTTAACGCTCTTTGAAGAAAAGAGCTGTGGAAAGTTAGTGTCTTCAGGATCAATATATTCGGTGTATGTTGAATGTTGTACCCCAGATAAAAAAATACCAAATAGAGTATACTTAGCCAAAGAGAATGGTAAAATAGTAGGATGGTCTATTATACGACTAAAGAAAAAAATAGGTGTTAGAGGATATTTTGAATTTATGGTATATATCAAACGTCTTTATAGACGAGCGGGTATAGCAACAAAGATGTACAAACGATCCCGTAAATACTTCAACTTGGAAGACGATGATATAAAGGTATACAAAACAGATAAAGCCAATATCAACTTCTTTGACTCTGTTATGGAGTCATAGATTTTTATTGTATATAAATAATTTTGGATTGCCGTATCCAAATTTCTTCACCAATTGACCAGCCACACTATTAGCTTCATCTTCAATTTCGCCGCCTACGTCTTGAGTAGGTTGTTCTAACTTACCACCTTGGTTTTGATGATGATGTATTAATTCGTGTGCAATACTACGTAACACATCAGCTAAACCACGATCTTTACAGTATACTTTTACAGTTCCATTTGACACATCGTAATAAGCATATGTTTTCAAATCATCATCACGTTGATTTACCAGCTTAACTTTGAATGGCTGAGTCAAAGAAAGTTCTTCTTTGACAAACTTGATGAACTTAACAATTGTGTATTTGTTTAACTTATCCATATTAAAGACCTGCTTCTTTATAAGACATCTTAACTTTACCCTCATCGATCAAACGTTTACGATTAAGTTTGTGTTGATCTATTACATTATTTTTATTTTCGCCTAGATATCCAACTGCATATCCATTTTTGATCAAAGACTCATTTAACACTTCTTTGGTTTCTGGATTTATAACATCCCCAAGAATTCTACCAAATTTCTCAGAAGAATCTGGCTTTTGTGTACGTACAATTACGTGTTTATTACACGATTCTACAAATTTCTTGGTGTATTCTTTACTAATTAATCCAAAAACTTTTTCAATTTTGTCGGTTGTACGACTTTCAGGCGTATCAACACCCGCCAATCTTACACTTTGATTGGACAGTACTACATCGAATCCTAGGTCTATATCGATAACGATTGTATCTCCGTCTACAATGTTAGTTACTGTTGCATGATATTCGTATGGCATATTATGACAATGTTAACAAATATTTTAGTTTATGTAATTGAGCCAACATTTCGTCTCGGATATTAAACAAATCTGTATCAGTTTCTTCTAAAGACTTAGTCAATTCATTTATCAAATAATCAATATATTTGTCCACGAAATCTGACGCGGAGATATCTTTGTAATTAGACAATTCAATTTTAAAGCCATCTTTACTTTCAATTCTTCCATATTTACCCATAAACACTTCGACAAACTCGTCGATCAATTCTGAGAATTCATTATAGGCACCGCCGAGAGCTTGATGTTCAGCATAACTTTTAGTTTGCCAGTGATGTATTTTTAACTGGTTGTGTAAAGTAAGTAAGTTTGTTACTATCATAATAGATATAAATATCATATTCAGAATAAAATAACCAAAACAAAAATAAATCGATTATTTATATTTAATGAAAGCAGTTATATATTTTGTCTTTAAAGACACCGAGGATAATTACATAGAAGATATTCAAAAACAACTAACTTATGATGTTAATCAATTTATTATTACCGACGTGACTAATCCAAACAAATCAATTTATAATAAAATTGAAAATATTTTTTATTTCAAAGATATGACATCGTGTTTAAACAATTTGACATCTGTATTGACTTATCTTGAAATCTTTAATTACAAAGAAATAATGTTATTGAATCCAAATAAATCTTACGACGCGTCCCAATTGGTATATAAAGATATATTAACTGTTAAAGAAGAGTTCGCCGTTATAAATAAAATTTTGTGAAGCATCGAACGTTTTAACAACTTTATTATTTATTACAACCTTTGTATTGCCAATTAAATGTGGGTCTATATGATTATAATACCAACATCCTGGGTAAATGGTGATGTCTACGAAACAAGCGTCTCCCACGTATAATTTTAAATTCACAGGTTCAGCCAACAAAACAGTTGAGTAATAAAAAACAGGTTTATGACTGGTTATATCATATATGAAATTACATCTAGCATCGTCAATTAAATTTGTATAAGAATATACTTGATTGAGAGACGAATATTTAAATATATCGTGTAGACTTGCAGTTTCTTCTAATATCTTACAGTTCTCAGATTTGTACTTAGTAACCAATTTAGTAAAAACAGTTTCAAAAAATTGACCGTAAATATTAACATCATTATTTTTATATTCATACTCAGTATAAGCAGCATTTTTTATAATATCAAACATTGTGTTTACTTTGCCAATATTGAAATAAGTTGCATACACCTGTTCGTTAGATGTTAACAATCTGTTAAAACAAAAAGTAATTAAATCATATTCTTTTAATTTGTCGATGTAATTTCTTACATTGCAAAGATCGTGATCATGTATAAAGTGATCATCTTCAATGTAAAAATAATTTTCATATCCAAGACATTTAGCATAACTTACTAAAGAACGATAATTGCGAAGCAACGATGGAAAATGTGTATCGTGATAAAACATTACTTTATGATTTGAATTTGTATCATACATAAAATAACCACCGCCTGATGATTTATAATAATCAAAATAAAACTTCTTGTCACATTTATGACTTGTGTAGTCATAAATCAAATGTTTTGATTTTTCTACAATGTAAGAAGACAATAAGTCTGTGGTAGATAAAGTTATTATATCATAACCCAGATTTTCAAGTTGTTTGAAATTCTTCAAACACATTTTTGATCTATTAACCGAATTTGGACTGGTTAAAAACAATATAACATTTTTAGACATAACCTAGGTAACCACTTCAACTTTACATTTGGTTCTATTAAAAAATCCTTCGTCGATCAAATATTTAACAGTCAAATCACAACGAGTTTTAAAATCATAAAAAGCAATTTCAGATGGCTTCCAGATACGAATAGTGTTGGTATCTTTTATTTCAAATTTTATACCATTTACATATCCCGTCTTTTTAGCGCCGCTGAACATTGTTAATAAATATCTTGATATAGTTGAAGGACATTAAAATATAGTTAACATTCAAATATAAAAATTTTGATAATCAGAAAGTACAATTGACAAACTATATATTGAAAATGAAAATTGAGTTACAACGTTATTTAAAGAAAAAGTTTCCAGAGTTATATCCGCCGGACTTTTCATTTGAATGTAATGATGGTTGGTTTAGACTTTTATTGTGGTTAAGTCGATATCTAGAAATGTATATCACTCAACAGAATGAAATGGCTAAATCACATCCACAAAACTATCTACCTGTAAAACAAATTGTTGCTAGACAAGTAAAACAAAAGTTTGGCACATTAAGATTTTATTCTGACGGCGGAAATCAGCACACTGAGACCGTAATTGATTATACAACATTTATATCTGGTTATATTTGTGAACAAACTGGAAATACTATTGACGTTGGTTATAACCACAATGGATCTGTAGAAGTACTACATAAAGATTTAGCCAAAAATAAAAATGATTTTAACTTCGTTGATGACGAAGAGTTACGAACAATACTAAAAACATATGACCAAAAAATTAATGCTCAACAATGATGATATATCTGACGTATCATCTGATAAACAAAAATACGTATCTGTCATCGACAATAACGAGTTATACTTTTATAATGACGTAAATGTAGAATCTGCATTGGTGATAAACAAAACTCTAAGTGATCTAGCTAGACAATTACTAATAGCTAAAATTACATTTGATCTACAAGAAACGCCACATATCAAATTGCACATAAACAGTGATGGTGGAGAAGTATTTGGTGCTTTGAGTATTGTAGATAGAATACAAGCATCCAAAGTACCTATACATTCATATGCAGAAGGATTAGTAGCAAGTGCTTCTACACTTATCAGCGTAAGTTGTCATAAACGATACATACGTAAAAATACCATTTTATTGATTCACCAAGTAAGAAGTTGGTTTGAAGGTACATATGAAGACTTTAACGATGAAAAACAAAATATGGATTTGATAATGAAAGTTGTAAAAGGCATATATTTGAAACATACCAAATTTACCGAAGATGAATTAAACACACTATTAAAACGTGACCTTTATCTAAATGCGGAAGATGCTATTAAGTACGGACTTGCTGATGAAATCATCTAGAGATAAAGAGGGATACGTATATATAATTAGCAATAGTAACTTTCCAAGTTATTATAAGGTGGGTGTTACTAATGATATAAAGGCGAGATTACGTACTTATCAAACAGCTTCCCCACTACGTAACTATAGAATTGAGTATTATGTTCATCACCCAGATTGTTATGATGCCGAAAAGAAAATAGCTGAAAAGTTAAGATACTTTGCTACAGACATCAAGAACGAATGGTTCAGATGTGATCTGGAAATTGTCAAGGGTAGATTGGATGAAAGTTTAGAACCCGAAGAAAATGTGTTGACGTTTATAAAAAGGGGTGTATAGTTATAGCATAGTTATGAACACAATAGCTAATAAATTAATCTGTTTAAACCTAAATGCGAACTGGCAACCAATTGGTTTCAAAACCGTAAAAGATGCAATTGTTGATCTTTGTGGTGGTGAAGCCGACGGTAAATCTTCTAGTTTGGCCTTGGACATTGATTACGAGTTGCTTGAGAATGGAGAACCAAATCTTTCAGCTCCCAAGAATATGAATCCTATCAGTTGGACAGAATGGTTGAAACTGCCTATTCGGCCGTGGGATTTGGTTATCAATTCCGCTCATATGTCTGTACGTGTACCGACTGTGATCATCGCTGTTAATTTCAATAAAATGCCTGTAAAGTCATTTAGAGGAAAACCCAGCAAAGACGCAATCTACACCCGTGATAACGGTATTTGTCAATACACCGGTAAAAAGATTGATCGTAATTCAGCTACAGTCGATCATATTCTACCTCGTAGTAAGGGTGGTGAAGATAGTTGGACTAATCTTGTGTTGTGTTCACGTGATATTAACTCTAAGAAAGGTAATAGACTGAATACAGAAGTTGGTTTGAAATTGATCAAACAACCAAGTATCCCACAACCAATTCCAGTATCAGCACTAATTAAAGAAGCAAAACACAAAGATTGGGAACACTTTTTGATGGGAGTTTAAACATATATCACATAGTTTTAAAATTTACAAATATATAATCTTAACCGATTATATATTTTTTTTGCATCGTTATGAAAAAAAACAAAACCCTCACCATCAATATCAATGGAAATGAAGTCGTTTTAGATGAATCAAAAATCAAATTTTATTTATCCGAAACAAAAAATAAAACCGTAAACAAAGATAAAATTGAAAAGTTTTTTACAAACTTAGGTGTTATTTTTAATAAACATAATGAATCTAATTGATATTTATTGTTGTGAATCAATACGACAAATTTTTATTAGAAGCCTATGCCGGCGGATTACGTGCGTGGTTTGGCAAAGGTGGAGCAGGCAGTAGTTCTGGTGGTGGATGGGATCGATATGATAGTAGTGGTAAAAAAGCTGGTAAATGTGGTGACGCTAAACAAGGAAGTAGTTATAGTGCTTGTTTGGGTAAAAAGTATGTGAGTAGACTGAGAGCAAAAGGCGGAAAAAAAGCAATTGCTAATTGGGTTAAAAGAAAGAAGTCAGCACAAAGAACAGCTGGAAGAGGTGAAAAAGGCACTGGTGGTAAAGGTCAGTCTCCAGTAAGAGTAAGTTACAAAGAATCATTGAGTGAGATATTTGTAATTGATCAAAAACAAGGTCTTAAAAAAGATTTAATTGATTTTTTAAGACAAGAATTTCAAGACGGTCATTTAAAACCTATTCACGGTGGTATAAGTACAACCGAATTCAAACCAGAAGATTGGTTAGAAGCCATTGCGGATTATACAATCAATCATTTGATTAATTATTTTGAAACCATACGAAGTCAAACAGAACGAAATATATGTTCGGCTGTACCTATGGTATCCAATTAAGATTATAATATTAATTAGTGTTGAACATTACATATTTATATAGTAATATAAGAAATATATGAGTTACTATATCAAAGACACAACGATAAACAAAGTCATAACATTTAATGACATAAACGAAACGGTTAATTACCTAGAAAATTTATGCATTAAGAAAAATAGAAAGAGTCGCAAAGACTTTATGTATGATATGTCTGAACTTGGACATGGTTATGATGATCCACAAGGTATAAATTTTACCAATTTGATGAGTGATCATTTCGAAGTTGGAGCACTTAAAAAAGATGGTAAATTAGTACGAACCAACATTCACGAATTGGCTAGAAATAACAAATACCGAAACGAAATGGGAGATTAATTTATGATTAACTTGGATATCAAGTGGTCAGATCCAGTTCAAATCGAAAAAAACGGAGACGTAACGTTTCAACGTGAGTGGACAATTACTCCATCTTACCTCAATCAGTTTTTTGCTTATTGGAAGGTAAACAAATTAACTTTGAAAAGTAAAGGTTACGGTGTCGTTAAACGAGAACAAGGATGGATTCTTACACAAACCAATGATAATCCAACGTTATTCAAAGATCCAATAGAACACAAAAAAAAGGTAGAAGAATCACTACCATTATACGAAGTAAAAAATCCAGATGGATTACGAGCTTGGCAAGTTGGAGCTGTTGGTAAAATAGTATCGTCACTCAAAAAATGGGGTGCTGCAGTTGATGGGAGTGACGTAGGCATCGGCAAAACATATACGGCGACTGCTGTTGCTAGAGAACTAAATATGGACATTATGATTGTGTGTCCTAAAGCGGTTAAAGAAAGTTGGAAACGTGTTATTAAAAATCACTTTAAGATGTGGGGTAAATGTGTAGGTATTATTAACTATGAAGCTCTACGCACAGGTAAAACAGATAATATATTCGCTTCATATGTACGACGTAGAGATACCCACCGTAAAGAATTCGTCTGGAAAGTACCAAAAAATACTCTTATTATTTGGGACGAAGCTCAAAAACTAAAGAATGCTAAGACCAAAAACAGTGAAATGTGTATGGCAGCACTTAAACAAGGTTACAAGATGGTATTTTGTAGTGCTACTATGGCTACTAATCCACTTGAACTACGTACAGTTGGTCAATGTATTCAATTGTTTAAGAACAACAAGCAGTATTATGAATGGGCATATGCTCACGGCGTTGTAAAAGGTAGATTTGGAATGGAGTTTCGTGGTAATGTAGATGCTTTAAAGAAACTAAGCAATGACATATTTGTTAATAGAGGAGTTCGCCTTAATCGTGATTCCATCCCTAACTTCCCAGAAAGTCAAATTATCGCTGAATGTTATGAAATGGACAAAGAAGACCAAGACAAAATTAACTCAGCTTATGAAGAAATGCAACTTGAGTTATTGAAAATTGAAAAACTACTCAAGAAAGATAAAAAGTCAACAGAACTAACAGCAATATTGAGAGCTAGGCAAAAAGTAGAAATGATTAAGGTGCCATTATTTGTTGAAATGGTTGAAGATGCTCTAGAAAATAATATGAGCATCGTTGTGTTCTGTAATTTCACAGAGACAATAGAAGCACTTAGTCAACGATTGAATACTAAATGTATTGTTAACGGTGAAGCAAAATACGCAAAAGCTCGTCAACAAAACATAGACGATTTTCAGGCAGACAAACAACGGGTTATATTGATAAATCTCGCTGCGGGGGGTGCTGGTTTGAGTTTACACGATGTTACTGGTAAGTATCCTCGTTTAGCTTTGATCAGTCCGTCTTACTCGGCTGTTAATATGAGACAGGCAACGGGTAGAGTATGGCGTGACAGTGCAAAAAGTAAAAGTATACAGAAGATTGTGTTTGTGTCAGGCACAGTTGAAGAAAAGGTATGTAACAGTGTAAATCAAAAGTTAGCTAACTTGGATTTACTTAACGATGGAGATATGAATTATGATAAATAAAAATAACTACTGGGTTAAATCTGCAAATTGGTCTATGACAATACAAATTGATGAAACTATATTTGATGATCCTCATATAGAAGCATGCACTAGATGTATAGAAACCAAAATTAAAAAGTTAAAAGAAGAAGATGATTTTTTGGTAAATCCCATAATGATTGTTAAATCTTTAAAAAGAAAAAATAGTAAAGAAAAAATAGTAAATACCTATAAAGTACTTTTAAACGCATCATTTCCATTTAGAGCAGAAACTCTACGTAGAGTATTTTATGATAGTACCGACGTAGATTTAGCTAAAGAACCATTATCATCATCTAAATACTAATGGAACCTATATTTGACAACGAACAAATAACTCGACGGTTAAACGAACTTGAAGATCTTAAAACCAAAGTCGAAAAATTATTATCATTGAGTAAAATTGGAGAAGATGTACGTATTGAAATTGAAGAAGTACGAATGTTACAATCCAAGGGCATTATTATTCCACATTTAGAAAAACAATTTGCTGATCAGTTGTATCCCAAACGACCAACCGATGGTAAAAAAAGAAAACCCATCAATGAATCTGAAATATTAGAAGCGATAGAAAAAACAAGATCAGCTAGAAAAGCAGCAAAATTTTTAGGAGTAAGTTATCCCACTTTTAAAACGTATGCCAAAAAATATGGCGTACATAAAACAAAAGGATGGCCTATTACAAAAAGTGTACATATACGTGGGCCAATTAGTCCATATAGAGGAAAATATCCAATTGACGATATATTGGACGGTAAACATCCTGAGTTTCCAGTACATAGACTAAAAGATAAGTTAATTAGATCCAATATCAAAAAAGCACAGTGTGAACAATGTGAATTCAAAGAAAGACGTATAATTGATGGAAAACTACCATTATTATTGAACTTTGAAGATGGTAATAGTAAAAATCATAAATTAGAAAATATGAGATTACTTTGTTACAATTGTACGTTTACAAGTGGTAAAGGTTATATCAGTAAAGGACCAAAAATATTTGATCCTGATATATTACAAGATAGCAAAAAGATTTTGCGTCAACGATTTTAACACTCATATTTAATATTATAATGAATAATATAAAACATCTATTATCTCAAAATGGCATACTAACATCATTCAATATATGTAAAAAAGTAAGTCCTACAAAAATAAATAATATAAAAAAGAAACTATTAAAAACAGGAATACCCGAAGATAAAATCGAGAATGAACTGTATAAACACATTATAAGTAAACATATAGATGATTCAACTATTGAAGATATACCGGGCATAATATTAGATGGCGTACCACCAAAAATTAAAATTAAACCGACTGTTCAAAAGAAAATAGCTTCAACCTCAAGTGAAATTAGTGAATATTTTAAAAAGAATAAATTTACCAAAGAAGAAATAATATTATACATACAAGCTGTATTTTTCCTCTGTGGCATCACAAATGACGACGTTTCAGAATTTAAAGAAAAATATAATATTAATAACGACAATGATGAAGACTATTTAGATGAAGAGGATGATGACGAAGGCGAAGACGAAGAATCTGGTTTTGAATGAAAAAGCTTATGGAAATATATAATATTAATGATGTTGTTCCTTTTACGGAAAACAAGACAGTTGTATTTGTTACAGGCGTAACTGGCCAAGATGGCAGTTTTATGGTAGATTATCTGTTAAAAAATACAGACTATTTTATTGTGGGTGGTGCTAGAAGACTGAGTATCAAAAATCACGAAAATATTAGACACTTAGAAAACAATCCAAGATTTAAGATAGTTAACTTTGATTTGAGTGATGCACATAGTATATCCAAAATAGTAGAAAAACTAAAACCAGAGTACTTTATTAATTTGGCAGCACAGACGTTCGTTGGTTCTAGCTGGGACTTTCCAGCTCAAACTTGGGAATGTAATACTACTGGGATAATTCATATTCTAGAAGCTATTCGTCAACACAAATCAACTTGTAGATTTTATAATGCGGGATCATCTGAAGAATATGGAAATGTGGTTTACTCACCACAAGACGAAAACCATCCCGCTAAACCTCGTAGTCCATATGGTGCTAGTAAATCTGCAGCTAGACAATTGGTTAAAGTATACAGAGAAAGTTATAACTTGTATGCTGTACAAGGGTTGTTATTCAATCACGAAGGCACTAGAAGAGGTGAAGAATTCGTCACTCGTAAAATTACAAAGGGAGTAGCTAGAATCAAAAAAGCTATAGTTGAAGGTAAATCATTTGAACCTATTGAATTGGGTAATGTAAAAGCCAGAAGAGATTGGAGTGACGCTGAAGACTTCGTTGACGGTATCTGGAAGATGTTAAACCAAGAAACACCAAATGAATATGTATTATCTAGCAATGAAACACATACAATTGCTGAATTTGTATGGTACGCATTTAAAGGGGCTGAGATCGAAGGTGCATGGCATGGACAAGCTGAATCTGCTGAATTTAGTATTAGTACAAAAGATGCAAACAAATATGAACCAGTATGTTCTGTTTTGGTAAAAATCAATCCTAAATTTTATAGACCCGCTGAAGTGGATTTATTACTAGGGGATAGCACCAAAGCTAGAAATGAATTAAAGTGGAAACCAGAAACTTCATTTGAACAACTGGTTGAAAAGATGGTTAAAAATGACTTAAAACAAATTGGACTATGAGTGACTCTTATACATTATATAATGAAACGGTAATGGATCATTTTATGAACCCAAGAAATATGGGCGATATAAAAGACGCAGATGCTACTGGTGAAGTAGGCGCTGCAGCGTGTGGTGATATTATGAAGATCACTCTTAAAATTGATGATGCTACACAAACAGTAACCGATGCAAGATTTAAGACATTTGGATGTGGTAGTGCGATAGCTGCTTCCAGTATGGCTACTGAATTAATAAAAGGTCGTAATATAGAAGAACTTCAGAAAAATTTTAACAATGATGATATTGTTACTGCGTTGGGCGGCCTCCCCCCAGTGAAAATTCATTGTAGCGTTTTGGCCACAGAGGCGCTTAATGCAGCGTTAGAAGATTACAAAAAGAAAAGGAATATAAATTATGTTTAACAATAAAATACAAGGGATGAATCAAACGCCAAATGTTAACTTTGGACTAAAAGAGACACAATCAGTACAATGCACTGAATGTCAAGGCGCCGTTTTTCAAAATGGCGTTATGTTTAGAAAAGTAAGTAAAATACTTGCTGGCACAGATAAAGACGCGTTGGTACCAATTAACATACCATATTGTGTTAACTGTCTTGAGCCACTAAACGAATTATTACCATCTGAATTAAAACAAGCGAAGATCAGTCTTTAAAACCAAACCCCCGAAAGGGGGTTTTTTCATTTATAATTGTATTGTTGTTTAATCGTTTTTGGATAATATTTTAACATATCCAAAACATCTTCATCGTTAAACACTGCCCATTTTTGTCTATCGTCGTTGTACCAGTTATGATATACCTCCATATTAAAAGGAGTCTCTAATGTATAATCGATCAATGAATCAGTAATAGATAAAAATTCTTTTTCGGCTCCAAATTTACCGCATATAATTTTGTTACCAATCTTTTTAGCTGTGTATGTACATAAGCCAAATCCCTCACCTCTATTTAGAGTAAAATAAACATCTCCAAATTCGTGAATTAAATTTACTTCATCATCATTTAAACTATCAAAACAAAATATAATTGGAGGAATATTTTCATACGTATTAAGCAGTTCTGCAAATTTATACTTCAACATTTCTTGTTGAGATGTTGTGAATTCTTTAAAATATGTTTTGATAAACAAACAAACATTATCATCACTTGTAAACTTCTTGCAAAATGTTGATATAACTTGATTTAAATTTTTACGTTCGTTATATTGACTAATATTATAATAAACTGTATTATTATCTAATATTTTTTTAATAACCTCATTTGACTGTGTGTATTTATTGTCTTTATATAAATAAAACTTATTTAAAACATCGGATACTTTTAAATTTTTATTCTTAACAAAGCTAAATACATCGTGCGCCCACACACTCACATTCTTATTAACACCACTATCTATAAATGTTTTTTTATTAAAACGAGACGGAACAATTACTTCGTGTACAACACTTAAATTAATATAATCTGTCCACTCAGCGTGTAAGTGTGTGGTTTCCCACGTAGTTAATCCGTATATTTTTTTTGCGTTTTTAAAATATTTCCGAGCATCATTCCAACCATCTGGCACGTGATGTATGATTACAGAATCATAAACAACTGTGGGATCGTATTTGTTTTCACATTTAAAAACTTGCAACTCCTCTTCATTACAAGGTTTATATATAGAAGAACCAAATGCATTGTTTATCCAATGTACTTTAAAATTGTTTTGTAACAGTTGAAATATATAATTTCTAGCCGAATAGCTATATCCGCTATAATTGTTCTGTGATATGTAAAGAATATTTTTCCCATTTATAAAATTAAAATTCTTAAAAACATATGAAAATATAACTTTGTATGTATCAAGTCTAATTATTTTAAACAGAACATCATTTTTAAAAAAATCTACATTTTTATTTAAACCAGAAAAATATCCGGTATTTGCATGCAATTTTATAAGTTCACTGTGGAATGGTACTTTTGTAACATTATCCTCCCACAAAAACATTGCGTCTACACCATTAATGTTGGGTCCAACCAAAACTTCAATATTAAGAGGTGAATTTTTAGCATTAATTAGTTTTACCATAACAAAAATAACTATCTTAAACTAGTCAAATAATATTTTTTTATTATTTACTTTTTCATCAACAATGCCCATCTTTCCTTTAAGCATTCGCAATGCTGATTTGGGATTCATCTTACCAAAGTTAAATCCCATTATACCATACTGTTGACAAAACTCTTCCAATGCTTGAATATCTTTAACATCGTATTGTTCCACATCCGCATTAATATAACCACTCTCATCAGATACACTTGATTGTTTACGTCTCAACATAGCTTGATATGGATCAAAACCATTAATAGATGGCGTAGGCGCACTCTGTTGACGCATTACCATCATAGCTTGTAAGTTGCCCATAGGCACAGTTGGCCATTCATTCATAATTTATCCAATTACGTAATCACTCTGCGTTATATATTCGTTCTTATTTTTTGCGTATTGAGCAAATGCTAATGCATTTGTCTTCATTCTTCGTTGAATTTGAGATGGGCCACTCTTTGCATTTTTATGATTCAAATATTCTTTTGTCGCATTGGCCCAATCGCCACTATTCATCAATCCAATTGTTTTTGGTCCAATGTCTCCTCTATACAAAGCATTTATAACTGCATTTTTAACATATATTGGTAAACTCGTAAAATTACTAATTTTCTTAGATGCAAGTTTCTCTTTAATCTTAACATCCATATTAAATAACTTTTCAATTTGATCATCTGTGAGCTTTTGTTGACCATTTAATACTTTATCATAATTTACAGTATCTCCAAATAAAGCTTTAAATAATTGACGGTCTTCTTGACTATTGTTTAGATAGTGACCAATTCCAATTGTAGGCAAACCTGCACTATCTTTATAAACAGTATCTTTTTTACCTTCCCAATGACCTACATAGTCACTTGTTTTTTTGTTTAACAAAGAAGGGTCAGAATCTTTTGTAGCAGTTTGTACAATTGGATTAGATGGTTGTTTCACTTTATCGGCATCTACTTTACCAGTAGTTGCTGCTAATCCAATAGCCCCAGCAGCAAGCCAGTCTTTCCAACCTTCTTCAATATCGTTTGCAACTTTTACTTCGTCAAACTTTCTACCTTCTGGACCAAAGTGATCTAGATGATGATACACATCATCCAAATACTCACCGGCCAAGTTTAACTTAGCTTTAACCCAATCCTCCAACTCAGAGTTTGGTTGCAACATTTGCTCTAATTCTTTAGCATCACTGTTAAGTTGTTTCAAAGCACCCATAGCCATACTGCTATCGAATTCTTTTAACATATGACGCACAACAGCTTCATATATTTCTCTTACTGGTTTACTCTTTGTCTTTTTACCCATCTGTCTAAGTCTTCTGGCTTTACAATGTGCCTTTTGACTAAAACCTTTTGGGTTACTACAATTAATACTCTTTTTATATGTGTTTGACCATTTTTCCAAAAGTGTATCTGTATATGATGGATTTTTGGACTTCAAAATGTTCTTAATGAATCTTAATAATTTAACTGCTGGCTTTCTTAATACACGAAGTTTTATAATCTTAGCTAAATCTCCAAACGGTACAATAGATACCGCACTTATTGCTGCATTTAATAAATGTTTTTTCTTCTCATCTGTCTCTTTTTCTAATGCGGATCTTAATAAACTAATTACCACATTAGCACCGTCAGCAAAGCTTCCAACGGTCGGTTCCAATCCAACAACATCTAAAGCGTATTGAATCCCGTCAACTACAGTGTCTAGCTTTTCTTTATTAAATTTTTGTTCTAAGTTTTTGACTTCTTCAGTCAATCTATCAATGTTTTGTTTTTCTTCATTATAAAACTTCAAATAATCACGTACTGTGGCTACATAATCACAAGCGTGATTCAACTTAGCTTTAACCCAATCTTCCAAGTTATCATTTACATCAAACATTGATTGTAACTTTTCACTATAATCAATAATCTTCGTAATATCACTTTGCGACATTTCCGCATTTTCACTTAAAGATTGATCTTCCCATCTATTGAGATCCATTTTACCTGTTTGGTGTAACTTAACGAGATCACTATGATTAAAAGAATACATCAACAAATTTTTCAATTTAGTTGTTAATTCTGGAAATCTATCGCCCAGCCCAATAAGGATAGAAGATACAGAACTTTGTGTCACTATGTCACTAACAGTCACTTTACTTTTTCCAGTTGCTTTTATTTTTTCAAGCTTTGATATCATTTTTAAAGCATAACCTTTATATTTTTGATATGCTTTATAATTTGCTAGTGATGAATTGTCTGTTTCTTTCATAGATCGTAATTTGGATATTATCTCAAACTTTCTTTTAACTTACGAAGTGTTCTAGCCAATCGTGCTCTTTGACCAAGTTTACCACTCTTCTTAGCAGCGTCAGATAATTTATTAGATGCTATTTTTTTACCGGCAGCTACACCCAGTTGTTTTTTCAAAGCGCCTGGTTTAGTAATAGCTTTTTGTATCCATTTCTTTTTAGCTTCATCCATTGAATCTGATTCATCGGATGTAACGTCATCAACAGATTCACCACTTTCTTCTCCAGCTTTAATTGGCAATTGATCAGCGCTCATATTAACTGCAGAAGACTCTGTATCGTCTTCAGCTGGTACCACAGCATTTGCATCTTCGGGTCCAGCTGGTGTTTGTTCAGCATCTTCACCGGCCGGAGCCAATTGTGTCATTAATAAATCGTGAAGTTTTTGAGCAAGTTCACGATCCAATGTGATGGTCACAGATTCTTTTTCAGCATCTACACTTACGTCATCTTGTTCAATTTCACGAATCATTCGTTTAATAGCTTCTTTTAATTGTTGTTTATTCATAGTTTTTTTACTTTCTGCATATCCGACAAAATCATATCCACTACCATTTGTACCAGATCCAGTACCAGAGCCAGTCATCATTCCGTCTTCTGGAAATGGACTTTCCATAGCCTGAGCTGGATAAGCTTCACTCATTCTCCAACCACCACCTTTACTCTTATACCATTTAGCCGCCCATCCATTAGCATAAGCGCTGGGATAAACATCAAATTTAGATCTGGCTGCGGATTTGGCTCTAGCCCATAAAGCAGGATTTGTTGGTTTTGGTTTTCTTTTACCTTTACCAGATTTTCTTCTTTTCTTTTCGTCTAACATAGCTTCTTCTAAGCTACTAAAAGTTTGATTTTCCAATTCAATATCAATTGTTTTATTGACAATTGGTTCGCTATTTCTACCATCTACTTCTCCATTTGATGTACCGCCAATAGTTCCACCCATATTACCTTTTTGTAAACCTTTATTACCAACTCTAGATTTATCATTAATACTTTGATTTACATCACCAAATCCAGAACCAGTTGATGGTTTAAATTCACTAGCTAATCCAGCAGCAACTAATTTACTGTAATATTTAGGGTCTACTGTTAAATGATCTAATGAAATTTCTTTAGCAATTTCCGGGTCATTAGTGTGTTCCATCTCAATTTGTATACCGGTACTTAGTTGAATAGGATCAATTTGATCTGACGGCGCACGGTCGCCTACTCCTCCTGGTAATTTTATTAAATTATTAATCATTTTTAAGACCTTGTTGAAATTTTGAAAAGCTTTTACCGCTACCAGCGCCAGGATCGATCATCCATCTACGACCTCGCATTGCATCACTTCCCAACGTGGGATCGTGAAATTTACCATCGCCAATATAATGCCATCCTTTATGAAGCGGATCTGGTTTACGATATTTAGGATCACCATCTTTAGCAAAGTTTCGCATATTTAATTCCAATTTCTACGTTGTTTTTTCGCTTCGTGCAAATCTCTCATTATTTCAGCAATAGCTTTTTCTTGTGGGGTACGATAATCTGGTTCCTCTGACTTTTCTGGTTCATCTGTTATATCCAACATATGAAGTTTGCTATAGTACTGATGATCTTTCTTTAAATTGTTCACGACATTTTGTTTGGCTACTTGTTTATCTTTTAATACAAGTTTTTTCATTTCATAGTCAATACCCATAATAATTTCATCAGGAGTAACTTTATATTTGATTTTTTCAACGTCTCCTACATAGTCTTTTGGATTTTGACCTGTATACGGACCAAATGGAGAGATTTTTGACATTGAATCTTTCGCATCAGCTGTGATCTTACTTTTATCAGTTAGTGTGCCAAAATTACTGGGATCTTGAGACACATCTGGACTATCAAAGGTAGACACATCAGAAGCGCCAGAAATAGCTCCTCCTTGACCATATGGCAATCCCTGCATCATTCTATCGCCGAGATCACCCAATTCTTTTAACTTCCTCATATACTTATAAATATATAAATTATGGTTTTAAACCCCATATTTATAACCGTTCCCAATTTTCCCAAACAAAATCATAATTATATGTTAACTTGTGTGTTTTTTGAGATTATAATTTATCCTTAAAGTATTATCTCCGCTGTCTTCAAACCAATCAATCATAGTTATATATATGGTGAATGATATTAATGTTTTACTTGATTTCGATGTAAGATCATCGTTTTTCAAAACCGCAATTCGTTTTATAGATTACGAACTTATAGAAGGAGACATATTTGAATTTGGTGTATATACAGGCCGAAGTTTAGCTTTACTATCATATTTTCACGAAAAGAGCAAAGAAAGCATACACAAACTTAATTTTAATAGAAAAATAGTGGGATTTGATTCGTTTGAAGGATTGCCTGATTCTGACGATCATCCCAGATGGAAAAAGAATATGTTTGGTGTTAATCATTCATATCATCCAATGTGTAAAATAGGCGATAAAGTAACAACTGATACAATATATGGTTTATTTGAAAACTATAATTTACCAAAACCAAATATTGAAGTAGGGGATTTTTTGACTACAATTAACAATTCAATACCTATCAAATATCAGAAAGCAGCATTGATTCACATAGATTGTGATTTGTATATGTCTACCAAAATGGTATTGGATGGTATAACTCCAGTATTACAAGAGGGAACTTTATTAATATTTGACGATTGGTTTAATTTTAAAGGAAATAAGAACAAAGGAGAACAAAAGGCTTTTTATGAATATTTTGGTAGTCAAAATGTATGGGACTACGTTGAATATCAAACATATGCTACGTTTGGCAAATCATTTGTTGTAACTAATAAAATATCTTGATCGACAAATCCATCTATTCTTCTAAATTTATAATTGTTATTTATTTTTAATAATTCTTCGGTCAATATATCCAATGAATACTTAGTTTTGTAATTTAGTTTTTCCTGTTCTTCAAATGATGGGAAACATCTTAAATCGTCAATCAAAATAATATGATCTTTTATATGATGTTTATCAATTTGTTGTATTTCATATATCAACGGAAATTCATATAATTGAGTAACATTAGACTGTGACGTGCCGTGGCCACTATAATGACCGTCTAACCAAAATAACATTCTTTTATTTATATTTTTGATAACATCATATAGTATTATAGAACTATCACCGTGGTACAGATTTACATTTGGATTATGTTTAAATCTTTCTATATTATCTTTATACAACTGTTCATCTAATTCTATAGAATGAATTTCATCAAATTCCGAATCGATAGCATTGATAACTCCTTGCCCACACCAAGTGCCAGTTTCAATAAAAACAGTTGCATTATCCTTATATTTAAAAAATTTATCGTATATCATATTTTAATCCAGTCAGTTGGAACTATATCATATTCGTGTGAATGTAATATAAAGTTTTTTGCAAACCATTGTGAAGGTGCTATTACTTTTTTGTTTTTACTTTTATTGAGATATGCACCCCACCAACTAAATGTACTGTTTGCTATAATGTTATTGTCACATAAACTCATGCAAGTCATATTCAATACTTCATCTTTACTATCAAATACAACCATATTTGGTTTATTAAATTTTTGTTTTGCCAAATTTAAATCGTCAGAAAATATAACAAACGTTGTATCTTTAAAATAATGTGTTGCTGGAGTATAATATTCTTCATCTAATAAACGTACAGCAGATTGATATAAAATATAATCTCCTCGGCGAAAGTGTAAAGATGTTTTTGTACCCTCAATATTACGCAAAAAATTTAAAGCTTTATCTTTATAATCATCAAAACAAAACATATCAATCAAAGAATCTTTGTGTTTTTCAAAATATTTTTCGCTTTGAAAATATCCAGTTAACAATAAATTTGGTTTATATTGTATTTCATTATAATTGTGTGATGGTTCTTGATAATAATTTTCCGTAATAAAATTATCAACGTGTGTAAAATTTTTAAAAATTGTATTTCTATATTTAATTATTTTATTGCCTTGCAGCGGTGTCCAACAATTATTAAAATTAAAGACGGCATTATCATTATTAGATAGTGCTAATGAATAAGTGGCAGACACTTGAAATAATTGGTTTCCCAATCCGCCCATACAATTAACACTGATCATATTATTAAATTTTTATCTTTATAAATTTGATCAATCGAATATAAAGTTACTTCTTCATTAAGATCTCCTTTTTGATAAAACATAGGTTTGGCTACACCATAAACATTAAATTTGCTTTGTTCTTGACACATTAAATAATCAAATGGAACGGTTGATTCCATATTATACGATTCGCCAATTTTATTTATATGTCCTAAGAAGTTATTATTCAAAAATAAAACAGCGTGAGCAGAACACATACCTTCTATTTTATAAAATCTATCATTGTACTTTTTTATAGTAAAATTTCTCCAATCAGTTTGACCATTTGTAACGCCCCAAACAGAAGTGCCTAGATATATAGCATCCGCGTCATCTGGTATCTCTAATTCATCATTATAATTTTCTGTTAACCCACAATCATCTTCAAGACATAAAACGGGTGGCGATACGGATTTATACATATTTACGGTTGATATCGCACATCCGAGATGACCTGGGATAGTTTTTCCATAAAAAACATTAATTTTTAATTTATCTTCTAAACAATTTAGTTCATTTTTAAGACGATCATATCTTCCGAAGTTGTTTTCTATAGTCAAAATATATGTTTCGATGCAAGATAATTTTATTTTCATATATATTAAGGATTATACGGAACCATTCCATTTATCGACTGATGAATTATAACGTGTTTTAATGAACCATATAATGTAAATCCAGCTAATTTAGCTCTATGAGAAAAATGGGGCCCTTCCTGAAAAAAATGGTCAGTGATCCCATCATTTCCTTTTAAAATTCCACTATCATATCGCAGTCCATAATCAAATACTTTGCGGGATATCAATGAAGCACATTCAACTATGACCATTGGATAAAAATCGCAATCAAATCTTTTAGCGACTTCATGAATTTTAACTGGTATCCCATCTATATCGGCACATGTCATACCATCATAATTACTGCCGTCCACTTCAACTCTAGGCATAATTATATCCTTATCGAAATTGACAGCATCAATTAAAAAGTTTGGAGGAATATATGCATAATCTGCATCTACCCACCATAAATAATCATTGTCTTTTAAATGTGTATCAACAATGTAATTGCGTATAATTTTTAAACTGTTCATACGCCCTGATGCATGTCTGAAATCATGTCTAGATTCGTGAGGCAAATGAAATCCTAGTTGTTTTCTTTCGTAAGATATAGATCTGTATGCATGCTTTTTTAACAACTTATCTACACAATATTCTAGCACATTATGAGAATAATCTTCACTATCATTTTCTATAAAAACAATTGATATGCTTTCTTTATGATAATTGAGATTAATTATCTGTCGAACAGTGGTTTCTAACCATGCGCCACAGTTCTTAACAGGTATACCAATTAATATTTTTTTAACATCGCTCATTTTATATAATTATTTTAAATCACTAATTTTATCCAATTAAATGTTTTTTTAATTCCATCTTTAAGCGATTGAGATGGCAGCCATCCCATTTTTTCAAAATACAATTTATTATCCGAATTACGACCTCTAACGCCTGTTGGACACTTAAATCCGTATTTTTTATTAAACTCATCGCCATAGATATTTTTAATAAGTATATTTTTACCAGTCAAATCAATTGCCATTTGTGTTAATTGATTAATAGAAACCATTTCTTCGGACCCTATATTAACAGGACCCAAAAATGAATCTTGTCTCATAAATCTCAAAACCGATTCTATACAATCATCTATATATAAAAAAGATCGAGTTTGCAATCCATCCCCCCAAACTTCCAATTCCCCTCCATCGACCGACTCAATTGCCTTTCTACACATAGCAGCAGGAGCTTTTTCCTTACCACCCTTATACGTTCCATATGGACCGAATATATTGTGAAATCTAGCAATTCTAACATCTAGCTTATAATTTCTATTATAAGCTAAATATAATCTTTCACCAAACAACTTTTCCCATCCATATTCACTGTCTGGTCCAGCTGGATAAGCATCATTTTCTGAACATTTAGGATTGTTTGGATCCATTTGATTATATTCAGGGTATATGCATGCACTAGATGAATAAAAAACCCGTTTAACATTCTTTTTTACACATTCGTTTACAACATTAAGATTAATTAATGCTGAATTTCTCATTACGTTAGCATCATTTTGTCCAGTAAATATATACAACGCTCCACCCATATCGGCAGCTAACTGATATACTTCGTCTACATTTTGTAAAATAACAGATTCAACAATAGATGGATTTGTTAAATCTCCCAATATAAACTCATCGGCATAGTTATGATATTCATTATTTTTAATGTCAACACCACGGACCCAGTAACCCTCCTCTTTTAATCGTTTAACTAAGTGTCCGCCTATAAATCCACCCGCGCCTAGTACAACTGCTGTTTTTTTATTTATATTATTCATATTTGTCATAAAATTTACAAACTCTAGATATGTTTTCTTTATCAAACGGTAATAATGTCTTATATGTAGATAAATTTTTGATACTGCAACCATATGACTTATATAAAATATCGAGCTCAGTTAAATGCTTTTTTAAAATATCTTCACCTAATCTCAATGGATCCGGCGTACCATTTCCATAAAAGTGAGTAACATTGTTACTGTAAATAAGATCACATCCTATAGTATATAGGTCAACTTTATAATCATTTAATATAGATCTATTTAATATATCATATAAACAATTTAACACAGTTGTTCCACCATTAGGATCCCAATACCAGTGTGGTTTTTCTAAAAAATAAGATGTTATATTTAACCCAATATTATTAATTTTAAACGATGTTAAATCATAATTTTTATTATAAATAAAATCATTGGGTATATACCAATGTGTAGTTTTTTCTTTTGTGACTAAGAACGCATTGTTCATAGCGAACACATAATTAAACTCAAAACGTTCATTGTATGAATCCCACCAATCTTTAACATACCAACCACTGCCAATCAATAAACATTTATATACATTCATATTTGATATAAAATTATTTAAATTTTAAACGATGGATACAAAGAACTAAAATGTGGGTTAATTTTATAACCTTTAGTTGATTCATCTTTATATATACGATTATTTTCCAATGTGTCTACATTAGGCGAAGCTTCTATCATTACAACTTTTCTGATGAACGTAGATGTCGGATCATTTATACTTTTGATATTAACGCTTTCAATGTCATATGTATCGATCATCTTAATGTCACCAAATCCAGCTATTCTCAATAAAGAAAACAATGATTTAATCGAAAATACCCACGGAAAAAACATATGACCAACTGATACAGTTCCATTTCCTACTAAATCGTTGTTGAAGTAAATATTTTTTTTAACAACATCTGTGTTATATGATGTATCATCAAAAAAATCAGAGATAATAATTATTTTTTCCTTGCAAATAGTGTGTAATAACCTAAGTGCGCCTATGGGATTTTCCAAGTGAACTAATAAATCGGCAATAAATACCACATCGTATTTTACTTCATTATCCCAATTAATAATATCGTAAATATTACTATGAATAAATTTAGATTTAGAATTTAAAAAACTATGTACATATTGTCTGGTTTCTCTGTTGTCCATATCCAGACTAGTGACTGTTTTCGATATTTTTTCAAACAAAAATGAATAAAATCCATCTCGACATCCAATATCAATTATATCTTTGTTAGATGCAATTGTAGATAAATTTTTTAATAATTCATTTGCTATTAAATTATGATTGTAATCTCCAATCAAATGAGTTGGATTACTACTATCAAAATCCCATTTTTCAATGGATTTTTTATTCTCATTTAAATAGTACGTGTGGTAATTAATCATTCAACAATTGGTAATTGAAAATTAAAATTATTCTTAAAAGGTCGCCAAGCGTGTTGCAACATTTGATAATCACAAGCCGAACATCTAAATGATTCCCAGCAAATTACTGGTTCTTTTTTCAATTCAAAATCTTTATCAAAAATATTTGCAATTGGTGTATAATGAGGCATTGCTGATTGATGAAATAACTTTGATCGATCAATAGCACTCATACACGTAAAGATATTTCCTTCAAAATCAACATTAATTTTTTTCCACCCAGCCGGACAAAAAATAGGCTGTCTTGATTTATCGTTGGTCTTTTCTGCAAACTTATAATCCGTAGAATAGTTAGGATACAAATCATCTGTCAACGAAGTTATATCTTTTGAGAAATTAATATTTTTAATATTTGAATCTACGAATTCATCTAAATGAGGATCAGCGAGCTTATGTTTTTTAGAAAACTCAATTATTTTATTAGGATCTACTAATTTAGTATTGTCAGGATGTAATACCATTTCAATGCCTACTTTTCGAGCATCAAATATTTCAAAAAACTTTTCCAGTTTATCAAAAAAATCGTTTGGGTTTTCCCATTGGGTAGGATGTAAACTAAAAAATATAACATTCCATTTGCTAGCATCTATATTCTTCCATTTTTTTAAATCAAATGTTTTACCAAAATTTGAAGTCATATCAATAGTGATATCGTCATTTAACATTTCAATTAAATCAGGCAACTCTTTATATAAAGTTGGCTCTCCACCTGTCAAATATAAATGAGCTGGATTTAATTTATTAATTGCATCTGCCCAGTCCCTCGTAGTTTTTAATGTTTTGTTGCTTAGTGTTCTGTAGATATCACTCGCTGATTCTTGCCAACAATAGTTGCAAGCCATATTGCATTTCCAAGTTACAAACCATTGAATGGTAAGTCTATTAGACTCTATTGTTTTTTTTGTTTGTTCAAAATATTCAATGGATGAACTATCCATATGTTTTTTGAGTCCGAGAAAATCATGAAAATTTTCTCGATTTATTATGGATTTAATATCTACAACAATGTTATTTGCTTTCTTAATTTTAAATTTAAATACACCGTCAACTATATCTTCTTTATCCACTTTAAAAGAAATACTACGTTGACCGCCTGTAAACATAGGAAATGTTAAAGACTTTGTTTTTGTGGTGATTTCCAAAGAAGAACGTTTATCACTGTGTAATACATACACAATATCAAACCATTCAGATTTAATATCATATATAACATTATAAAAGTCTCCATCCGCATTTTCATTAAAAGATGACATATTATTTATTAATTGATTTAATAACTTTAGCAATACAAGCCATAAACGTAATTTCTTTGTCTACAACCATACTACTCTGATATACATATTCTGCGATTTCTATAATAATTAATGTTTCTTTACCAATTGCATATTCATCAATTCTAGAGTATAGTTCTGTATAAAGTTCTTCAAAATTACGTGTACCAGCGTCATTAATTAGCTGACGAATTTCATTAAATGACTTACCATTAGTCTTAGCAGATTTTAATAAGTCAATTAACTTGTTCTTCAAATCAAAGCTAGCTCCTTGACTTTGTAAGATCTTTAATTTACCATCCAATGAACTCTGTTGAATAAAATTGATAATCTTACGAACATCAGGATAAAAATCCTGCACAATCTTCTTTAGATCTGCCAATTCATATTTGATACACTCTTTATCCAAGATATTCTTGATATGTACAGCTACATCTTTTAATGAAGGTGGTTCAAGTTTAAATACCTGACTACGACTACATAATGGATCAATGATCTTTTCAACATAGTTACATGTTAAAATAAATCTAGTGGTACTACTATATGTCTCCATCAAGTTACGCAATGATGCCTGACTGCTAGCAGACAAAAAGTCAGCTTCATCCAAGATAACAACTTTCAATGGATTAAAACCAGTTGAAGCTGCAAATGGTTTGATGGTTTCACGAATAAACTCCACCTTGGTATTATCACTAGCATTAACATACATAACATCACATTCAATGTTACTTGTTAAGATCTTTGCCAATGTAGTCTTACCAGTTCCAGCACTACCGTGTAAAAGTATATGCGGAATGTGTTTGCGATTAATAAAATCTTGAAAAACCGATCTGATATTGTCGGAACAGATATAATTGTCTAGTTTCGACGGCCGGTATTTTTCAGCCCAAAGACTATGTTGTGATACATTGTCTGATTTATCTTCAACAAAGAAACTCATAATTGATATTAATCTACACTCTTGATGTCAATTAGATAATAAGAACTATTGAATAGATCGTTATTAAACTCAACGTGTGCAATACCAGCATCACTGATCTTTAGAACTGCGTTTTCACAATCACTATTACTAGTCAAAATCTCTTTTAGATACTTAGCACTAAAGTGAATAGTCTTACCAAGAGTATCTTTACCTTCTGTCGGTTTGATATCAATATTAATACGATTGCTATTAACACTACTATACCCAATTGTTAACTTAATCTTGTCTTTTTTATCTTTGATAAAAGTCATAGTATCAACGTCACTCAAAGCAGTCTTAGCTTTAACGAATGTAGTTACAAACTCCTTCGTAAGAGGAATCTCTAAATTGAACGGAGGCAACTTTTTAAGATCAGGAACCTTTGGAATCACAGTCAAATCAGCAGTAACATACTGTACATCTGTACCTTCACTGGATAACGACAACGACACAATCTTATCGTCACGTTTGTTATATGAAATATTTACGTCTTCTGTTAGAACATTCAACAATCTCTTTAGCTTAGTAGTATCATTAATACCAATCTCGGAATCAGTCAAACCCGCGTCATCTTTGATGACAACATAACTGATAACATTTTTATCATCACTAATGGATGCTGTCTTAATTTGTTTGCTGCTGTTATCAACAACCCATTTCACACTTTCAATGGTACCGTTGAGCGAATATTTGTCAATAAATGTAGTTAATACTTGTTTCTTCATACTCTATAATGTTAACCGATGTTGATTTGTTTGTCAATTGTTGAATTCAAAAAATAATCCTACGTTTTCATTGCTGTGATGCTTTTCAGTGAGACACTTTATACCCTCGTTGTATAAATCACTTGGTGACACATAAAAATAACCAATTTTATAATCTGCATATGCGACTGTTCTCATTTGATAATATACCTTCACATTGCTACTATCATTGGTTCTAAACTCAATATAGTAAACCTTTGGATCACTTAGTCTATATAATTGATTTTTAGGAATAAACAGTTTATCACACAATATTTGATTTGGTGTAAATTCTACATATGGACCACGTTGACCAATTACTACACGTTCATACTTACGTGCAATAACTGTATCATCACTGGTTTTCAATTCTAATAACGACGACTCTTCAGGAATAGTCAACAACTCACTATATTTTTTCATAACTTTTTTAAAAACTAAAAAACTCTTCCAATTTAACATCAGTCTCGTTTGGATAACTCCAATTCAAAACATTATAAAAGTCTAACAACTTACCTTTAAGTTCCTGTTCATACATAGCATTTCTATCTACATACTGTTCAATAAACTCAACAACACGATCAGGATCAGTACCATCAGCTTTCATAGCAATACCTTCGATGCCATATATATTTTGTTTTAGATATACCCACTTGATCTTTTGGCCGTGGAATATCGGCGGAACATCCTTGTCCAAGTTCCAGATTTTCAACAAATCGTTATAAGCCAATGCAGCTTTAGCTTGAGCCGGCGTACCATCCATAAACTGAAATGGATGTCTTGTCTTTGGATTATAATCAGTTTCACCACTCTGACTCTTGAACTTAACACTGGTATTCTTTGCAATCTCAATAACTGGATAAGTAGACATCTTATCTTTAAATTCAAGAATGCTTACGTCGATCTGATCTTTTGGAAGTTTGCGCAACATGTCATCTAAGAACTTTTGCATAAACTTGCGAAACCGAATTGGGAAGGATGTGCGTACTACGTCGATACCCTTTACTTCCATTTCGTCACACTCAATACCGGCCTTGTTAACGATGAACTGAGCATAACGTTTCTTAGCTAACCAAAAACTTGTCTTGGCAATAACTTCTTGTTTTGCATCAAATCGATGTTTTTCAATATTGAAATATCGTTTTGCCATCACATCATAAAACTTATTAACAAATGATTGTACATCGCCAGTTACTTTCAAAATAGCCTCGGTCATTGCCTTTTCATCATTTAGATCAATATCAGGCATATTCTTTTTAATGATGGGTAATGCACTAGCAAAGCAACTATCTGTATCGGTGTAAATAACCCAATCTCCTTCTTTTTCATCCAATGCACGTTTGAAACATTCATTAATAGCTTTACCTGTAGATTTAATAATATCTTGACCTGTTATGGTAACAGCGCTCGCATTATCCTTGTCATAAAATCTAAAGATCGGTAGACCCAATACACCATAGATTGAATTAAGTAATACTTTTTGTACTTTTTGACGGCCATCATAAAATTCATATTTTTCCCATTCTTTTAAATCTGCATGTTTCTTAGCTAGTTTTCGAAGATCTTTACGTTCATCGAACCATTTTACTAAAATTTCCGGAATAACTCCTGTCTTATCTTGTTTACACATTACTCCATTACTAGCAACACTCAAATTAGTTTGTGTAATTAACTGTTTAAATTCTTCATTGTTATAAACTGTAGAACCCACGTGATATTTACCAATTTTGTTCTGAGCAAATAACCGAGCATTAAATGCGTACAATCGTTGATCAAGATATTGAGCAAATGGAGTCTTCTTCTGAACACTGTCACCTAAATTCTCGTAGTCTTCACGAATTTCTTTGGTACGATCTTCAACATAAGAATCATCATATTCAATCTTATTAATAACAGCTACTTTAGTTTCGGGTGATAAGTTAAGACTAATGATGATATTCGGATACATTGATGTAAGATCCAAATCAAACACCCAATCATAACGACCGGGAGTAGGAGCCTTAACATAAGCACCTTCAAAACCTTGTTCATTATCTTCCATTTGTGTTTCATATTCATCACGACCCCCCAATGATTTATTTTTAGCAACTTGTCCTTTACGACGTAGATACATAAGAATAGCACCTTCAATAAAACGAGAGCTCATTTCATACCATTCATATGGAACGTGTCCTTTGTGACAAATAGCCCTAGCCAGTTCAATAAACTGTAACTTCTTTTCTAGTGCTACAATGATTTGTACGTCGTTCAAGTTATATTCAATATACTTGTTGATATCAGCTTTATACAAATCGTCCAAACTACCTTTATAAGAAATCTTCTCCATACCCACAATCTTTTTACCAATTGCCCCAAGAGCATAACTAGCCTCTTGTTTAATATTAAGCTTCTTGTAAAGTGTCATATAATCCAAGTGAGTTACTCCAGCTACAATAACTTTCTTATTCCAATCATTAATATAAGCAACTTTAATCGGACTCAACCGTTTTGCATTGTTTGACCCAACAATGTGCTTCATACGACGAAACAGATACGGCATGTCAAAGTTATCACTGTTCCAACCAGTACTAATAGTGGGTTGAATTTCTTCCCATTTGGTTAGAAAGTGCATCAATAAACTATCTTCTTCTGTAAAGCTACGTACTTCTACGTTTTCTTTAACAAAGTCATTTAGCTTGTTTTCTTTATCCAAGATGAAAGCTGTATATTTAGCTGTTAAACTATCATAAATAGCAATAGCTGTAATTTCTTTATCAGCTTCTTCTATATTAGGAAATCCACCTTCAGTACTAACCTCAATGTCAAGATATACAACACGATGTCCTTCAGATGGTTCATCGTTATCTTCATAAGCGTCAATCAAGATGCGAGTTTCGGCTGGAACATCACTTTCAAATAAACTTGGATCTTTTGGATTAAATTTATAGACTTTTTCTAATTCATCCCCATAAATACTACGATACATTCCACCTTCACGTTTGCGATAAGCGTATGGGCGATATGGAATTGTTACGTATCCTTTTTTATCATCCCATAGGTGAATAATGTTATCTTTCTTTGAAACGAAAATGTTTTGATACATATAACCACTATACCTTCAATTTAGCCACAAGTCCAGTAAAAACTGCATTATGTTCTTCTTTTATATACTGTGCGCACTGTAATAATCGATCCATTAACCGTTTATGTTTGATGGAAGTAAACACCTCAGGTTCCAATTCAATACCACTTAATACAGGTGGATTGACTTTATTTATACAATACCATAACATTGCTAATTCGTCTTCTGTGAGTGAGTCTAGATGATCTAATTTCATTTTAATTTAAAACCAAAAATATTTTGTCCATAGTTTACAAATAACGTATTGTCTAATTTTACCTTCAAAGTTTGAATAGATTTGTTATGAGCATCTTTTTCTTCATCTTCTACTTCTTTGATGCTGAAACTGTTGCCCATCTTGGTAACAGTTGCTTCTCTAGCATTTAATATAACTTGAGGAGTTACAACCAAATAATCTCCCTCTTTTAAATTTTTCTTTTTCTTTGATTTATTATCTAATACAGTTACGTTACCACCGACAACATATAACTGTGTATATTTATCACCTGACTTTATGAAGAAACTTGTTTTATTGAATATGACAGAACATAAAGAAGTTATAATTGTATTTGTTGCGGTACCGTCGCTTACACAATATAGTTCGCCATTATTGGTAAAATTAAAAAATGAGTCTTTAACTTTAACAACCTCGGGTAATTTAAAATTATTATCATATTCGGTTGATGTTTGATTGTAGTATGTACTGGTACTTTCACGTTGATGTATAGCAATTCTATATGGGAGTACATATGTAGCAGTACTATTGGTTCGGGTGTTTATATTCAAACTGTTCGTAAGTGTAAAGGTATTACCAATTTGGGCGTTTAAAACACTAAGTTTATTGTTGATAACCTCGGTTATTTCAATTTGGTCATTTGTATCATATAAATACAATTCATTGGCGACAAGATTCACAGACATTAATAGGAGTAATAGCATTTTAATCATACATAATATATAGTTTTTATAACTTGACTATTTCACATTATAGTATAAGATGATATAATGTCAACTGAAGAAAATAAAGAAATAAAAAAGAACCGAGTAAGTTTTAGCCAGTATTCAACTTATTTAAAGTGTCCTCATAAATGGTATCTTGATTATGTCAAGAATATGAGAGTTAGAGATGACAATATCAACACTACATTTGGCACCGCTATACATCATGCTTTTCAAACGTATCTTACATCTCTTTACAATGAAAGCGTGAGTATTGCTGATTCATTGGATGTCAAAAAGTTATTTCTTGATAAATTTAACGAGGAAATTAAAAAAGTTAAAGATGTAAAGGAAGAAGAATTTACCGATTTCATATTTGATGGCAATGACATTATTGATACGTTTTGTAAAAGTGCTAATAGACTTAAATATTTTCCCACAAAAGAATATGAATTGGTTGGTATTGAAATTCCATTAGAAATACCCGTAAAGAATAATGTAGACTTCGTAGGATTCATCGACATAGTTCTTAAAGAGAAGAATAAAGAATTTTATCGTATCATTGACTTTAAAACAAGTAGCAGTGGTTGGAATAGTTATATGAAAGAAGATCATACCAAACTAGCACAGCTATATCTATATAAAAGCGTATATAGTAAGAAATTCAACGTACCACTCAATTCAATCGAGGTTGAGTTTTTCATCGTTAAACGTAAATTATATGAAAATGTATCATTTCCACAAAGTCGAATTCAAGTATTCAAACCGTCAGCTGGACCTGTTATCATAAAAGAATCCATCGGCTACTTCATAGAGTTTCTAGATGCTGGCTTCAATTCAGATGGCACATATAATACATCTGTGGAATATCCAAAGATTCCTGGCAAGGCCAAGAAAAACTGCAAATATTGCGTTCACTACAAAACAAACTGTGATGCAAAGGCTTCAAAGTAAAAAATCCAATTTAAAATAATATCAAACATATGTACATATCTATATATGTACATATGTTATGCAACAAGTTATTACTACAGTAAAACTCAATCAAGAGTTATATAACCAATTTAAAGAACTTAATATTCGTGGGAGAATATCATTTCAAGACTTTGTAAATAAGTGTTTGGAGAGATATTTAACCGATATGGATTTTCAAACAGAAATAAGTGAAAGCGTTTGTCAAAAATTAAGTTATAATCAACCATTTCAACTATCTACAAAGGAATCTAAATGAAGAAGAAAAAAATATTATTATTGAGTGACGATCTAAGAATGCACAGTGGCATCGCAACAATGTCAAGAGAACTTGTTTTAGGCAGTGTCCATCATTATGATTGGGTACAAATAGCAGGCGCTATTAAACATCCTGAACAAGGTAAAATTGTTGATATGAAAGAAGCTGTTGATAAACTCAATGGTCGAAATGATAACTATCTCAGATTATATCCTGTAGATGGTTATGGCGATGAAGAACTTCTATTTCAGATTATGGCTATGGAAAAACCAGATGCGATTATGCATTTCACAGATCCTCGTTTCTGGGGATGGTTATATAACATCGAAAATCAGATTCGTTCTAAAATTCCTTTAACTTACTTGGACATTTGGGATGATCTGCCATATCCTATGTGGAACAAGCCATACTATAAGTGTTGTGATGCATTGTTCGCTATTAGTAAACAAACAGATAACATTAATAAATGGGTACTAGGACCAGAAAACTGTACCAGTATCTATGGAGATTTTGACAACAACGGAAACATTATAAAGAAGGAGAACCTATAATATGCCAGTAAACGGAAAACATCTATTACATTTAGTACCACATGGTATTAACAGCAATGAATTTAGAGTATTGGAATCAAATAATTCAGTGATTCAAAAAATCAAAAAAGAATTGTTGGGAGATGGCGATTATAATTTCATTGTATCGTTTAACAGTCGAAATGCACATCGTAAACATCCAGCCAATCTTATTCTAGCATTTAGAACATTTTGCGATTCGTTAACAAAAGAAGAATCTAGTAAATGTGCATTGATAATGCATACTGATAAAGTGTGTGAAGCTGGTACAGATTTAATCGCGACAATCGCTGCGATTTGTCCAGACTATAAGGTGGTACTAAGTGAGGCTCGATGGTCGCCAGACGAAATGTGTGCATTTTATAACTTATCAGATGTATTAGCAAATGTAAGTTCCAATGAAGGGTTTGGATTGAGTGTGGCTGAAGCGATTATGTGTGGCACACCTATTATAGCTACTGTAACAGGTGGTCTACAAGATCAACTAGGTATCGTAGATGACAATAATAATCCAATTGAATTTAATTTGGAGTTTGGCACCAATTCTACAGGAAAGTATACTAAACACGGTAAATGGGCTAAGCCAATCTGGCCTAAAGTGCAAAATATGCAAGGTAGCCCACCTACACCATATATTATTGACGATCTAACAAATTATTCAGATATTGCAGATGCAATTATGTATTGGTATCTAGCCGGTCCAGAAAAACGTGAACAATGTGGTCTGGAAGGTAGATTATGGGCAATGAATGAGGGTGGGATCAATAGTAAAAATATGTGTGAACAATTTATTAAAGCTATGGATTTTACAATTGAAAATTTTAAACCAATCAAAACGTTTGATATTTTTACAGAACATGGTTATGATATTAAAAGTCAACCCAACGGTGAGATGGGTATAGATTTGCACAAAATTAATATTGATAAAATTAAACAAGAAGTATCCGTGTTATGAAAATTCAAGTATTAAAGAACGATGATTATAAAGAAGTGGGTGATCTGCCAAAGAAAGCTACTGATAGAGCTACTGGTTTTGATGTAGTTGTTACAAGTGATCCCGAAATCGTTGGAGAACAGTATGATAACGGTACATACAAACGAGTAGATTATATTCAGTATAAGACTAATCTTAAACTAGCTGTGCAGAAAGAAAAAGTCTTTAGTAATTTTGGTCATACCGATTTTGACTTCGACATTCTAGCATTTCCTCGTAGTAGCGTTAGTAAATATAATTTAGTATTAGCTAATTGTATTGGATTGATTGACGCTGATTATCGTGGCGAAGTATTGATTCGTTTCAAATATATCTGGCAACCAGAAGATTATAAGATTAGAACCGATAATCTATTGGAAGGACATATTAACTTTGATAAGCTCTATAATAAGGGCGATAAAGTATGTCAACTCAAAATAACCAAAGTGGAAAATGTAGAATTTGTTTTGGTAGATGAACTAGATTCTACAAACAGAGGTGAAGGTGGATTTGGTAGTACAGATGTTAAAAAAAAAGATAATGTAACATCCGAATCAAGTCGAACCAATATAATTGAAACATTATATGCAAATTTAAATAAATTGGAAACACCAAAAAAATATAGTCAATTAATCGCAGAAAGAGATAACAATCAATTTAATCAAAAATAATATGAGCAAACCATTATGTTTAATTTCAGGTCCGGTATTTAATCGAAGTGGATATGGCGATTGGGCTACAACAGTAGCCAAGAGCTTAATTCGTCAGAACAAATACGACATTAAAATCGCACCCACTAAATGGGGAGCGTGTCCAAGTAAACGATTCTTGGAAGATCTAACAGATCCAGAAGATAGGTTGGTAGCTAATTGTGTCCTTCAAGGAAATTTAAATAAACAACCAGAACTATTTATTCAATTAACCATCCCAGAAGAATTTCATCAAGTAGGAAAGTATAATATTGGTATGACAGCTGGTATCGAAACAACAGTTTCACCTGGAAGTTGGATCGAAGGTGTCAATAGAATGGATCTTACAATCGGTCTATCCGAACACGTCAAGAAAGTATTCGTAGACACTAAGATGGTTAAACAACTTGAAAATGGCCAAAAAGAACCAATTCAAGTAAATAAACCAATTGAAGTTTGTTTCTGGGGCGTAGACACTAATGTTTATAAAAAAACAGATCAAGCTGTGGAAACAGTTGATGAATCTCTTAATAAGATTCCGGAAAAGAATGCATTTTTATTCGTTGGCCAGTGGACTCACGGTGGATTATACAATGACCGTAAAGACATTGGAAATCTAATTAAAACGTTTTGTACAGCATTCAAGAATAATAATATAAATGATAAACCTTGTTTAATTGTAAAAACAAGTGGCAGTGGATATAGCACAGTTGATCGTTTTGATATGTTGGATAAGATCAAAAAGATTAGAAGTAAATTTGGAGACGGTTGTCCAAATGTCTATCTACTTCACGGCGAACTAAGTGAAGTGGAAATGAACGCATTATTAAATCACGAAAAGATTTTATCGCACGTATCATTTACTCACGGTGAGGGATTTGGTCATCCAATGTTACTATCTACTTTAAGTGGAAAACCTCTACTAGCACCAAATTGGAGCGGTCAATTGGATTATCTAAATGAAAAATATGCTAATTTATTGCCAGGTACACTGGTGGATGTAGATCCTAGCTCTGTTAATCAGTGGATTTTAAAAGAAAGTAAGTGGTTTAAAATTTCTTATTCTTTAGCGGAAGATAAATTTAAACAATTGTATTTTGCTCGTAAGAGTGATAGGTTTACTAAACCAGCTGAATCGCTTCGTAAAGAAAATGAAGAGAAATTCAGTCTACAAGCAATGGATCAAAAGTTGTGGGGTATACTTGATAAGTATGTACCAAAATTTGCTATAGAAAATTCATTTGTTTTACCCAAATTAAAAGCACTTAATACAACAGAAACTAAAGAAGAACAAAAGATTGTTCTGCCAAAACTAACGATGTTATAATATGTTTGTATCATATCTAGTCACAACACATAATGAAACTGATTGTTTGGACTCATTGTTGTCTAAATTAATGAGTTTTAAAAAAGATAACCACGAAGTTGTTTTATTGGATGATTATTCGGATAATCCAACTACAATTTCTATAATTGAGAAGTATAAATCCTCTGTTAATTTTCAACAAAAGAAATTACAGAATGATTATGGCGCTCATAAAAATTATGGTATTAGTTTGTGTAAAGGTGAATGGATATTTCAAATCGATGCGGATGAATTACCAACCGATGTTCTTCTTGAAAATATAGATATATTGTTACAATCTAATGCAGGCAATGAAGCATTGTGGTTACCCCGACTAAACTATTTTGTTGGGGTAACACAAACAGACATTCAAATGTGGGGTTGGAATTATCACGATGGAATGATTAACTTTCCTGATTATCAATCTCGTCTTTTTAAAAATCTTCCTCATATTAGATACGAACGAAGATTACACGAAAAGGTTGAGGGTTATACGTCTTATGCTTTTATACCTGCTCAGAAAGATGTTGCTTTGATTCATAACAAAACAATGGAAAAACAAAGAGAAACAAATATGAAATACAACAAAAACTTCAGCCTTGATGAAAACAAGGGTTACGCTGTAAAATAATATGACTATCGACGAACTTTTAAAAGATATACCGGATAAATTTGAACATAGCACCACTACAAGTCATAAATTTAAACGTGATGTATTTGAGTTTTTTGACAAGCCTGAATTTAAACAAAGTGTTTGTTTAGAAATAGGATCTAATTTAGGATACTCTACTAGAATTTTAAGTTATTTGTTTAAAGAAGTGGTAGGTTTCAATTTGGAAAGTGCAAAAGAAGCTATTGTGTTTAATAAACATCGTACAAATGTAAGATATTATACACAAGACGTATATAATACTCAGTTACCATTGGACTATGGAGATGTATTTTTTATAGATGCGCAACATACTTATTTCGCCGTTATTGATGATACCATTAGATCTCTCAAGTTTAAATCTACAAACGGATTAAAGAAGTATTTCATTTATGACGATATTGGAGCATTTCCAGAATTAAAACAGGCTATGGACGATTTAATAAAAAATGAATACATTAAAATAGTAAAACCAATTGGTTATAGTCCAGATGAAACTTTTATTAGTAAACACCCAAAATTAAGTGCTTACGAGGGATATATTTGCGTTGAGGTATAATTTATGAATAACATTGAACTAAGAAAAAAATACGGCGATCATCCTGAGAATCCGATATATGCATATCCAGATCATTATTTTGCTAATAAAGATGGATTCACTATGCACATCACAAACTGGTTGACATTTTTATCAAAATTTGAAAATGTTCCCAATCTTCAATTTTTGGAAATAGGCACAGGAAATGGTAGATCGTCTGTATGGACATTTGAAAATATTTTAACACATCCGAGTTCCAAGTTAATAACTGTTGATATAACAGAAAATCTACATTACAAAAAAGGCGCTAAATTTAAAGGGATGGAGTTGGAGGAAGATATACTAGTATCAGTCAGACAAAACTTACAGCCTTATATAGATCAAAATAAATGTGAATATGTTTTGGAAGATTCAAAGTTATTTTTGAAAAAATTCAATCCAAATATGGAAAAAATTCTAGATTTTGTTTATATAGACGGATGTCACGAACCGGATCATATAATCTATGAATCTTGTTTATGTTTTGAAATGTTAAAGCCTGGCGGATATCTTTTGTTCGATGATTATGGTTGGGGAAATTGTAGATATGGAATAGAATCTTTCTTATTATGTTATCAAAGCAAAATAAAAGTATTATATAAAGACTGGCAAGTACTAGTGGAGAAATTATAATATTATGAGTAAATATGGATTATTAGACCCAGGAACGTGCATACCAGTATTAGAAGTTGCATTTGCAGTATACCAAATAAATTCGGTATTGGAATTTGGATGTGGTATATGGAGCACTGGTTGTTTTGTTAGAAATAGCAAACAGACTACATCTATCGAAAATGTAGAAGAATGGGTAAAATTTGTAAAACAAGAATACAGTCACAAAAATAATTTGGATGTTGTTCATTATACAAAACCAATGAATGAATACTTCACAGAAAATAAAGAAAGTTATGATCTAATTTTCATAGATGGAAATGACCGAAAAGAATGTTTACAAGCCGCATTTTATAGAAGTCCGTTAATTGTTTGCCACGATATGCATACTAACGAGTTTAAATGGCAATCAGTTAATGTTCCAAGTGACTATAATTTAATGTTATATACAGGATGTGAACCTTATATAACAGGCATATTTGGACACAAAGATATACTCCTAAAAGAAAACATCTTGAATCGTAAAAATTACAAACATAAAAACACATATATCGACGAAAACTTTTGGGTAACAAGAAATTAAAAATATATGAAAAACGTAATAATATTTCAAGATTTCGTTGACACTATCACATACGGTCGTAATTATAAAATCGAAGAGTTGTATAAATATTTCCGTGCACAAATTGATAATAGTTTAAGATTTGGTTGGAATCCCAGTGATATCGTAGTTGTAACCAATTTGGATTTTTCTTATAAAGATGTTACTATTGTAAAAACAAATAGACTGTGTAGATACAACAGATATTTCAATAAACAATACGGAATCTGTGAGTTATTAGAAGAAAATTTAATAGACGATGATTTTTGGTTTCACGATTTCGATGATTGGCAAATTAATAAATTTGAATTTCCCGAATTCGACGGTGTAATTGGTATGGCAAAGTATATCAATGATACACAGTGGAACACAGGATCAATTTTTATTAAAAAATCAAGTGTTAATATTTGGAGACTGATCGTAGATTTTATGGATGCAAATAAAGAACATCTTAAAAATCAAGGTGATGAAAATATAGTTAACTATGTTTATCAACAATATTTAAGCGAACTTCACCCATTCTTTTCACATCTAAATACCAAATACAATGTTGGTGTAACTGGATTTAAATATAGATATGATATGGCTGAAAAACCAGTGTGTATATTGGCATTTAAACCAGATGATGCTGTTGGATATAATCTGATGTTAAATAATAACTTGATTGATACTGAATTGCAGAGTATATTTACTGAACATAAATTAATATGATCATTCAGAATAAATATGCAATTGGTGTACACGTAATGTTCTATGAAATAGAGATGTTATCAACATACGTCGATGGTTTGTTGAATCTTTTATCAACAGTAGATAACAAAGAAAATGTTTATTTAGATTTTTCTTTTAATACATCACAGTTTTTTGAAAAAATAGATACTTCGAAAACATCCAAAGACGATCTTACAGATAGATTTGAGATTGAACTGTCTAAATTAAAACAACTGCCTAATTTACATTATAAAATCATAGATAATGATAATGAATTTTATACCCAAACAAATTACCGTAGAGAATTTAATACTAAATATTGCGAAAAAGTTAATTATTTAATCTGGGGAGAAACTGATAGTTTATTTCCAAAGGAAGCTATTATATCATTAGAACAATTAACGCCTGTAGTTAGAAAACAAGGACTATATAGGTTCATAGCTTGTTTCGCTGATAGAAAACTATGGGATAATAGTTGGGACGTTACTGTACATCCTAAGTTTATAAATCATAGATACGATGATAAGGATGTTGATAACATCAATCAGGCCAAATCTTGTATGTCAATCGAACAAATGAATCTGATTAATTCAGAAATAAAAGAAATTGATGTACAGACGATCAATTATCCAAAGATCGATGGTTCTTGTTTGGTATTGACCTCGGATTTAATTAAAAGTGGAGTTAATATACCCCCTTGTTTTATTCATAATGACGACGAAAGTTTGTCAATGACGGCACAAAAAATACTAGGAGATAAGTATTTACAAATAGTATTTAAAAATGTATTGAAAGTACACGCTCGTAGACATCCGCATAAACGTATGTATATTGCAAATGAAAATAATCCCAGAGGATTTTGTGGAAACGAAAAAGGAGATTGGTGGCAAGTTTTCAAACAAATGTCACAACACAATCTAAATACACTTTTTAATAATACCGGCAAATTTTATACTTACGAAGATTTTAAAAAGAATATATGAAAATTTGTTTTGTTAGTCAAAATGGCCACTCTGGTAAATTGTCCAGAGATTTTCCTAATTGTCGTACAGAATTTGCTTGGCAACTTGCACTTAATGCGGATCATTTTCCTATTCAATCTCTTCTTGATAATAAAGATAACGTTTCTGGGTATGATGTCGTTATTGTAATACTACCAAAAAAATTGGAAACTATAGATACAGTAAGATTATTGGGTGTGGTGAAAGCTATTGGTAAAAAAGTAACAGTGATGCAAGAAGGTCCAGCTTGGTATTATCAAGACTATAATTATACAAACCAAGTTAATTATATTAATTTCCTAAGTTCGATGGACTTTCTGTTAACTCATAATAAGAGTGATATTTCCTACTTCAAGGGTATATTTAAAATGCCAACGTTCAATCTTCAATCGTTAATGATAGAAGATACAGTTAAAAATGTACCCCGTGAAAATAATGGTATGCCTATTATAGGCGGTAATTTTTGTAGTTGGTATGGTGGCGTAGACAGTTACTTTGTGTCACAAAACTTCAATAAACCAACTTTCATTCCCAGTATGGGTCGTAAAATAGAAAATGAAGAACAATTTCCTAGCTTACATCATCTACCATATATGATGTGGAATGAGTGGATTAAAACACTTGCCAATTTTAATGTGGGCGTACACTTAATGCGTACGCATGCGGCGGGTACATTCGCTCTTAATTGTGCTTATCTGGGTATACCTTGTATCGGATATAAAGGATTAGATACACAAGAAACTTTACATCCTGACTTGAGTGTTAATATAGGTGACATTGAAAAAGCAAACGAATTGGCAATTAAATTGAGAGACGATAAATCTTTTTATAATCACTGTTCAACATCATCTAAGGATTTATATCAAATATATTATACAGAAGAAAAATGGTTGAGTGATTGGAATAGAATTTATGAGCAAATTAAAAACTAAGATAGGAATTGTTGGTAATGGATATGTAGGTAAAGCATTCTACAATTTTTTTAAGAATCACTACGAGGTTTTTATATATGATCCGGCATATGATTCATCAAACACTAAAGAGGACATCAATAAGTGTGATTTAGCAGTAGTTTGCGTTCCTACGCCAGAAAATGAAGACGGTAGTTGTAATACAACAATTGTTGAAGAAAGTATAAGCTGGATTCAAACTCCTCTGATTCTTTTAAAATCAACAGTTGAGGTTGGTACCACTGATAGATTGATTGAGAAATTTAAAAAGAATATTGTGTTTAGTCCTGAATTTGCCGGTGAATCCAAACACTGGACTCCTGAATCTTTCACGAATGATGTTAAACAAACACCGTTCTTTATTTTTGGTGGTAAAAAAGAGCTTTGTTATAAAATCATTGAAATTTATACACCGATTACTGGTCCAAGCAAAACCTATAGAGTTACCGATCCAATAAACGCAGAATTAACAAAGTATATGGTAAATACTCATTTAGCTTTGAAAGTTGCTTTTTGTAATGAAATGTACGATTTATGTGAAAAACTAGGTACAAATTATTACGAAGTTAGAGATATGTGGTTATTGGATCCCCGCACAACAAAATCTCATACAGCTGTGTTCACAGGTGAACGTGGATTTGGCGGAAAATGTTTTCCAAAAGATACTAAAGCTCTTGTAAAATTAGGCGATAAAGTTGGTATGGATTTGTCTGTGCTAAAAGCAGCAATTACAAGCAACGAAAAAATGTTGAAATTGAATGAATAAAAATTGTATAGTAATGGTAGCAATTCAAGATGAAGGGTCTAAGTTTGATCATCAGAAATATTTCAATGTATCAAAACAGTGCTGGCAAGCTTATTGCAAAAAAAACAATATTGATTTTATTGTCATAGATAAAAAATTACCAGATGTAAAATTCTGCGTATGGCACAAAGAGTTCGTTTTTGACTTTATAGGTGACAAATATGAAAAAATAGCATTGGTAGATTTTGATACATTGGTACATTGGAATGCACCAAATTTCTTCGATTTGTATGAAGATGAATTTTGTGGAGTATTAGAAAATGAAAATTTATTCTGGATAGATAATAGTCTAAGAGCATTCAAATCTAGTTTTTCCGAGTTAAAAGATGTGGAAATTAAATTATCAGAATATATCAACGGCGGCGTTTTATTCTTCAATAAATCACATAAAGAATTTTTCAATAAACTCAAAGATTTTTATACGAGAAATAAATCTACATTTGATAATTGGAACGTTCCACACACAGGAAAAGAACAAACGATATTAAATTTATATCTTAAAAAAGAAAATATTAATAAAAAATACCTTGATTTTAGATTCAATACAATGCGGTTAATTAAAAACGACTGGTTACAACATAACTGGCAATTGAAAGAAGACGAAACGCCTTTTTTCATAAAATACTCTTATATCTGGCATTTCACAGGTTGTTCTATAGAAGAAAGAAGTTCATTAATGTTAAACATTTGGGATCAAACAAAACATCTTTACGTATGAATGTAGTCTATATAATTAACATTGCTACTGATAAAAAACCCGGTAGAACAGTTCCATATAAATTTGGAATTGAATCTTGGAGACGATATTGTAACAAGCACAATGCTAAATTGGTTGTATTGGAAGAACCAATTCTTCCATATGAAGACTTACGACCCAATTGGCATAAAGTCTTTATCTTTGATTTGTTAGAACAATCAAACATTGAGGTAGATAAAATTTTAATCGTGGACGCTGATACTATTGTTCATCCAAATGCACCCAATCTCTTTGATATCGCAGAAGACAAATTTTGTGTGGTCAATAATATAGGATCTTACGATTGGTTATTTAGAAGTGTTGAAAATTATAAAAAATACATCTTCAATAATTATGAATTCGATATAACCAAGTACTTTAATTCTGGGGTATTAATTTTAAATAAAAATCACAAAGACTTTTTCAACAAAGTTAAAGATTTTTATTTTTCAAATAAAGACAATTTGATAAAGATGCAAGAGACATTTTTTACAGGTACCGATCAACCGGTATTGAACTTTATGTGTCAGATTGAAAACATCGATATGAAATTCTTGCCATATGAATATAATATGCAAGATTTACATCGTAGAGAAGCACTAAATGAAAATATGCCATACTTGGATATGGGTTATATATTTCATTTTAATGCTATACCAAATAACGGCGATAATTCCAAAACTATGTATTGGATGGAAGCTACATTTAATAAAATATATGATACAAATTAGTCAAAAATATCCAACATTAATCAAAGGATCAATTGGAGAAAAGGCGGTAGATTTAATAAGATCTTTATTACCCCAAGGTTCTTCCATTTTAGAATTTGGATGTGGGGTTACCACCAAGTTGTTATTAAATTGGTATAACGTATACTCAATTGAACATAATATGGATTGGTTGAATCATCCCAATGCATATCACGTGTCATTAAAACAATACAATGATACTGATTTTAAAACTCCAGAAGATATATCGTGTCTTCCATTTTATGAAAAACAAGTTGCTTGGTATGATCCAGATAAACTATCCAGTGTATTAAAATTGGTACCCAAATACGATCTAATCATTGTAGACGGACCAAATGGCAACTATGGTAGAGGTGGATTTTATACGCATTTAAATTTATTTAATACCGACGCTCATATGGTATTTCACGATCTAAATAGACAGGCTGAGATGGAGTTGATCAAAAAAGTATCTGCGAAGGTTGGTAGACCAGCTTTTATTTTGGATGATGACGACAAAACAGGAGTTATAAAATCTAACAATTAAAAAAAATTTCATAGTGAATTCTATAGTAGTTATAATAAACTATGAGAAAATATAACTTCACAAACAAAACATTTTTAGTTACAGGCGGCAGTGGGTTTTTAGGCAAACCACTTGTTAAACGCCTTTTAAACGATGGCGCAAAGGTCCGTGTTTTATCCAGAAATGAAGGTAAATTAATCGACCTAAAACAATCTTTTCCTTCTATTGAAATATTGACGGGTGATGTTTCGGATCCATTTGAGGTGCGTCAAGCTATGAAAGGTGTTAACGGAGTATTTCATTTAGCCGCATCAAAACACATTGGCATTGCGGAAAAACAAGTACGTGAATGTATCAAATCAAATACACTAGGATCGTTGTACATTTTGGAAGAATCTCTTAACCACGAATTGGAATTCGTAATTGGTATTAGCACCGACAAAGCTGCGCAAGTGTCTGGTGTATATGGTGCTTCTAAACTATTGATGGAACGATTGTTTAAACAGTTTGAACAACTCAATGCAAATACAGATTATCGTATAGTTCGATATGGTAACGTATTATATTCAACAGGATCCGTTTTATGCAAATGGCGAGATTTGATCAGCGAAGGTAAAGATTTAATTGTCACTGAACCTGAAGCTACTAGATTCTTTTGGACGGTTGATCAAGCAATTGATTTGATTTATAACTGTTTGGAAAACTGCACAGATTCTTCTCCGTATGTTCCAACTATGAAGGGAATGAGCATAGGAAATCTATTGGAAGCACTTATTCAAAAGTATGCACCAGTTGGCATCCGACCAAATGTTAAAGTTATTGGATTGCAAGCGGGGGAAAATAAACACGAAAAAATTCTTGAAAATGGTCTATACAGTAACGAAGTTGAACAGTATACCATTGAAGAAATTAAACAACTCATCTAATGAAAATATTGGTTATAGGTGGAAATAGATTTGTTGGTAAAAAAGTCGCATATGAGTTAAGTAAATTGGCAAGTGTGAGTGTACTCAATAGATCTGGAACTGGTCCTGATAAAGTTAAAGTAATCAAATGGGATCGTAATGAACCATTGACAATTGAAAATGATTATAATGTTATTTTGGATTTCTGCCTTTTCAAACCAACTCAAGCACAACATCTTAAAAATTGGTTAAAACCTAATCAAAAATATATCTTTATCAGTAGCGCAGCTGCGTATAAAGATGCAAATTGTTTGTCGTATAACGAAGATATGCCTATTGGTGGTTTATCTGGATTTGGCGAATATGGTGTTGAAAAGGCGGACTGTGAGAATATAGTTAAACAAATAGATACTAACTATATGATTATTAGACCGCCCTACATTGTTGGCCACGATTGTCCAAGACCCAGAATAAGTTACTATATCAGAAATATAATCAATAATAGACCAGTAGAAGTTGCCGGTGATGGAAATAAATTATTGAGTTTTATATGGGTTAATGATATTGTTAATACACTAGTGGATATGTCTACTACTAATAAATATAATGTTAAAGACAGTTATAATATTGTAAATGAAGATGTTTATAGTGCCAAAACTCTAATTGAAGAAATAAGTATGTTTTTAAATAAAAAAGCAAATGTCATTAAAAATGGTACTAGTTCTCCATTTATCGATGAACATCTATTGTTATCTCCTTTAAAATTAGGAAGAAAGTTTAGTAGCACCAAACAAAATCTACCTGGATTTTTCGATTATATTAAAAATACGTTATGAATAAATTGTCAAGAACAAAACCTTATATCCCCAAAGAAGACCACAAAGAAATATTGGATAGAATTGCGGATATTTTAAATACAGAGTCATTAGTTCAATCAAAGTATGTAGCTGAATTTGAAAATTTATTCGCTAAATATTGTGGAACAAAATATGCAGTTGCAACTTGTTCTGGCGGAACGTGTTTGGAAGTAGCTCTAAGAGCATCTGGTTTAGTTGGTAAAAAGATTATTGTCCCAACCCAAACGTTTATAGCAAGTGTAAGTGCAATTGTTCGATCCAACAATATACCCGTAATTGTAGATATAGATGAAAACACTCATTGTCTGAGTGCAGATATAATCGAAAGAAGTTTAGACAAAGATGTAGCCGGTGTAATGTTGGTTCATATGGCAGGATATATCACGCCTGACTATTACAATATTAAAAAATTATGTGATAAACACGGTCTTTTATTGTTTGAAGATGCTTCTCACGCATTAGGAGCTACTATTGATAATATTCACGCTGGAAACTTAGGATACGCTGGTTGTTTTTCATTATTTGCTACAAAAATTATAACCACAGGTGAAGGTGGAATAATCACTACCAATGATGAAAAATTTGCAGAAACTTGTAAGACATTGAGAAATCACGGCGCTGTCAGAAATCCAACACCAGTAAATGGTGTAGATTTTGGTGTAAGTTGTGAATTTATATCATCCAACTATAAAATGACAGAAATGGTTGCAGCACTTGGTATCAGTCAATTGAAACGGGTTAATGAATTTGTAGAAAAACGAAATGTTATAGCAAAAAGATACAAAGAAAAAATTACAAATCCAAAGATTAAATTTATAGACGTTCCAGATAATATAACCAATACTTGGTGGCACTATATTATAGAATTACCAAGGTCTACAACTTTAAATGAAAGATCAGAAATTTGTAAAAAACTATTCTTAGAATATAACATACCCACAGCAAATGCTTATTGGCCAGCTTGTCATCAACAAAAGGTGTTTGAACCATACACTGTAAATCAAACATATGAATTAGCCGATGGACTTTTATCTAGACATTTATCCATTCCTATGTACGTAGAAATGACTATGGATCAAGTTGATTATGTTGCGGATGTAATTAATAAATTTGTATGATTGTAAGTATTCATCAGCCAAATTATTTACCGTGGATGGGATTTTTTGATAAAATAGCCAGAAGTGATGTATTTGTTATTTTTGACAATGTTCAATTTCCCAGAGGAAAACAACATTTTGGACACAGAAATTTAATTAAGACAGACGGAGAACCTAAATGGTTAACAGTTCCATTAAATGGAAAAAGTGAATTGAAATCGTTTAATGAAATTGAAATTAATTACAACGGTTGGAGTGATAATCATTTAAACTTAATAAAAAACTTCTACAGAAAGTCAAAATACTTCAATGTTTATTATGGCGATTTAGAATCAATTCTTAAAGTTAACTACAAAACGTTGTCAGAATTAAATAGTGCTTTAATTAAATATTTTTTAAATGTGATGGATATCAAAACACAGGTTGTATTTTGTTCTGAAATATGTCCCAATGAAGTTTCTGGTGGTGATCGTATAATGTATTTGTTGAAAAAATTAAATGCTACAAAATACATTTCTGGTACTGGACCAGGCTCAATGCGATATATCAACGAACAAGAATTTAAAGACAATAATATAGAATTGGTATGGCAACATTATACCCACCCTAAATACACACAATTATATGGTGACTTTAAACCGTATATGTGTATACTAGATTTATTGTTTAACGAAGGAACAAATAGTAAAAATATAATTTTAAATTAATATGAAACGTGTAATGGCAATAGGCGCTCATCCTGATGATATTGAATTTGGCTGTGGTGGAACACTATATAACCACAAATTAAAAGGCGATTATGTGGTATATGTATGTATGACCAATACAGAATCTGTAGACGGTACCAATGGAATATTATTGAGAACAGCTGAAGAAAATAGATTGGAAACTATTAATGCTGCTACAGTATTGCAATGTGACGATGTAGAATTCTTACCATTTAAAGATCTACACATACCATTTAGTTTTGATTCAGTGAGTAAGCTTGAGAGCTTGATCAAAAAACATAAAATAGATACAATTTATACACATTGGGCAGGAGATGCAAATCAAGATCACATTTCCACATTCAGAACCACAATGGCAGCTGCACGATATATTCCTAATGTGTTTTGTTATGAACAAATACCAATTTCCAGAATGACAGAAAATCAAATGGACATTAATTATTATGAAAATATAGATAACTCATTTGATAAAAAAATCGAAGCATCTATGTGTCATAAAAGTCAAATTTCAAAATATGAAAAAGTTGGATTAAATGTAAAATCTAATTTGGAAATATTAGCGAGATTTAGGGGTATACAGGCTCAATGTAAATATGCAGAATCATTTAAAATACTTAAAATGGTAAATTAATTATGATACTCAAAGTGAATCCTGAATTTGGCATCGAACTTGCATTAGCAATACCATTTGCATATTGGTTACATCAAAACAATCAATTGGATGGTGTGGTTACTAGCAAAGGAATGAAACCATATTATTTCTTTTGTAATAATGTAAAAGAAGAATTTTTATCTAGGACAGTAGATAACGACGCTGCTTTGGTCGGAGTACCAAACAATTGGATACATCATAACGCATTATCAATAACAGGCAAAGAATATCATCATTTGACTGCCGATGAACAAGAACAGGTTAATGGTGTATTGGATTTTAGTAAATGGATTTGTCCGCCATTCAAAGAATATTATCAAAATGATGAATATAAATTTGATAAACCCGTAGTATTTATCACCAACAAATATAATATGGAACACAATGAAATTCCATTGGGTTATTTTAATATTCCATGTTTGTATGAAATGTTTGATTATTTTAAAGAAAAGGGATACACTGTAATATACAAACGAGCTACTAATAAAGAAAAAGAATTTACTATAGATCAAAATGAGTATAATTCATTACAATTAGGATATCACGATATTAAAGCCAACGTAGAAGGTATAGGCGTTATAACGGATTTTGAATTATGTAAGTATTTTGACAATGTGATATTGATAGATGATTTGGTTAAAGAATCAAAGTATAATTACAATGAAACACAATTAAAAATAATGGCAAATTGTAGTAGATTTGTTACAGTTTGTGGCGGAAACTCAATATTATCATCACTTTTTGGAGGCACAGTTCTTAGTTATATACATAAGGGAAAAGAATTACGCCCTAATTACTTTGGGCCTAATAGTTATTTTCGTAAGCTTTCAAATGCTAACATCATTCCTGTAATAGACAATAGTGTTGTAAAAACAGGAATACACGATTATAGTCAATTGATGGAACAAGTAAAAATACAATTTTAAATATGAAAATTAGTTTTATTCAACCAAGCAGAAACAACCTAAAATATCTTAAATGGAGTTACGAAGCTATTCGTAAAAATTTAAGTCACAAAGAACATGAAATCTGTGTTGCGGACGACTTCAGTAATGACGGTACATTGGAATGGTGCAAAGAAACGTCGGAAAAAGATCCACACTTCAAATTTATCCGCAACGAAGGTCCAACCAGATTGGGTCATACAATTCTATATGACCGTCTTATAAACGAAGTAGCTACTAACGATGTGGTAATGATCTATCACGCCGATATGTATGCGTGTCCCAACTTCGATAAATATATAGAAAAGTATATTCAACCAGGTACCATTGTTAGTCTTACCCGCATCGAACCACCTCTACATCCGCCAGGACCAGAAAAAATTGTACAAGCCTTTGGCACAGAGACAGAAGAGTTTAATGAAGCTGGTTTATTGAAATGGTTCAATGATACTCGTCTGACAAGAAAAGACAAAACCACAGAAGGAATCTTTGCGCCATGGGCCATTTATAAGAGTGATTTCCAATCTATTGGTGGTCACGATGATCTATACGCACCACAAAGCAAAGAAGACAGTGATATCTTCAATAGATTCTTATTAAACGGATATAAATTTATACAAACGTGGGAAGGTTGCGTATATCATATGACGTGTAGAGGTAGTAGATATAATCCTACATTGACTACAGTTGGAAAAGAAAGTGACGAATGGTTAGCTCAAAACAACCGCAGTGCTAGAAACTTCATTCGTAAATGGGGACATTTTGTTAAACACAATGATGTTATGAAGCCAATTGTACCTAACCGTTATGATGTAGGTTTCGTTGTACGTAACTGTGATGAATATAAACTAGCACTTTTGGAACCTTGGTGTGACACAATCTATACAGATGTACCATATGACCGTTACATTAACGCTGAACAAAAAAATACAAAGTTTAATCTAACCAAAAAATTAAAGAGATATGAAGATCAAAAGTTGAACGATGTTATTATCGAATTTGATGCAACTAAAATATCCAATGATAGCTTTGAATTCTTTAATATGATTCAATTAATGTTAGAAGATAGTGGTCAAGTAGGCACACTTGAATATGATATATTCAAACTTAGCATTAATAAGTTAAATACTTATAACAAACAATTGATAGAAATAAAAGACGAATGGTATAATAAAAAATTGTTATGAAAAAACTACTTGATCTTTGGAAAAGTTTATTTATAAAATATTTTGATATTAATCAAAATGGCAAATTAGATAAATTTGAATTATTCATAATAATATCATTTATATTTATATACAATATATTTTTTCAAATTTTAGGTAACTATATTTACGATCTTATAAAATGAACTTAACAGACTACAATATACCAATTATATTCGGAATAACATTTTTTATGGTTATTTGGTTAAATAGCGATATAGTACAAACGATTGCTAAATTAACAAACACACGGCGTTTATTTAAATTGGACGAATATCAATTGTATAAAAGTAGTGTTGATCCAATGGGTACATATCCAAACTTTTTATATTCAGAGTATCCTGGCTATGTTACCAAATTATTAAGCTGTGTTATTTGTTTATGTTTTTGGACAACTTTATTTAGCATTGTTGTATTGTTATACACACTGAATTATCCACTGCGTTATATAATTATGATTATGCCAGTTAACTATATTTGCAGTCTGTTATTGTATTTATCAATAAATAAATTGTTATGATTATAGGAAGTTACGTAGCATTTAATAATTTTGTATCAAAAGATAATATTGGCGCATTTGCTACACTAACAAATTGTATACAAACGTTTGATAAGATCTGTTCGTGTCAGAAGCAAAGAAAATCAATAAAACACGACGAGTGTGATAAAATCTATGTTAATTTAGTCAGCACAGTTGTACCGTCATTGGTTGACTATTTTCGTACAAAGACCACAGATGAAGAAATTATATTCTATCATAATGGTCATAATTTAATTACAAAACTTAAATTGCGTTAATAATCTTTAATGATTCAATAACTTTTGCTGTAATATATGGATGATCGTCTAGTAGACATCCGTTTAATTTATCACTATAATCTTCCCATTCAAAAGCACAGTCAGCTTTTGATTTTACTTTTGGGTCATTTAACATTTCATGATCATTTGCAGCGGAATTATAAATCTTAACAATTTTGTTTTTACTGAACCGTCTGCCTGAAGGCATTGGTTCCTGTTTAAACTTTGTAATATGCACTAATTTCCCACCTTGTTTATTTTGTAACCAAGTACATTCATCTTCTGCATATACATCATATCTGATATCTGTAATAAAAATTACATCAGCATTGGACTGTTTGATCTTTTGTTCAATCTTGTTTGTCCAATATTTACCCATTGATACTTTTCGCATTACGTCACCATAAGCAACTAATAGCGGTCTAATAATATTCTTTTCTTCGGTGTTCTCTGTAAAAACATCAATTCCAACTTTATTATGGATAAGGTCTTTTAGATCGTTTTTTAACTCATATGCCAATGCATACTTTTCAATTTTAGATCCTTGTTTTTCCAAAACGTTTTGAGCAACTCTAGCAAACAAATCCTTGCCACTACGAGCAAAACCAGATACACCTATAATTTTCATATTATTTAAATAACTTTTCTACTTCTTTCTCACTATATCCAAATCCTTGAATTAGTTCACACAATTCTTTTAAATTAACATCACTTGACGTATATATGTTATAGTAATCTATAGCGTCACGATTTCCAATTTTATATTTCTTACAAATACAATCTAAAATTGTTTCATTGATCCCCTCCGTACTATTTTTAATATACTTGCAGAACTTTCTTCCTTTGGGTACCAAATCGATCAACACTTGATAAAATTGTTCATCTGGTATATTTTGAAAATACTTTGAAACAAATGATATTTCTTCTATGATGTCAACATCCATACTAAGAAATCTGATTATCATATATTTGTTAAAAGACTTCTTTTCTTCTTCCGATAAACATTTATAATAGTCTTTTTTCTTTACCTCACGAATGTGATTTATATGATCAAATAAACCACGAACTTTAACTTTGTTTTCGGATGTGTTCTTTGCTTTCATTATTTAATATTCTACTACGTTTATTCAATATTTCAATGTCTTTTGATATTTTATTATTTTTAATGTTGAGTAACTCTAATGCGTCTACGGTTAGAATTTGGTGATCATCAAAATGTCTAAGCAATCTGATGAACAAATAAAAGTTTGCAAAAGTAAAAATGGCTACTATTATTAGTAGTAGCCACATCATTGTTTGATTATTGAAAATATAACTCATATGCGTATAACTATCTACGTATATGAGTTAACATTTATTTCAATTAAGCCTTACGACAAACAGTGGACTTGCGGCCAGCAATTGCTGTACGCACATCCTTAACACTGTTAGTCTTAGCTTGAGTTGACTGTGCCGGTACAGCGTGGTCAATGACCGTACCGACGGCACTATAACCAGCATTCAAGACTTCACGTAGTGCCTTAATCTGGCGACCATCTAGGTCAACGCGGGTCTTACCACTACGTAGTGTCAAGCGTGAAGCCTTCTTGGCCTTCGCTAGAGGAGTAGAGAGGTAAATCTCAACACCAGCGGTGTTATGGCCTACGAAGTTAGTCTTATTACGAGCATTTGTACGAGTATACATATTATTTTTAATACTTTCTTTTTTTATTTGTTTTTTTTGTTTCGTTAGATTCTTCACTAACTTAAATTTATCTTACCACCCATTGTTCAAACTGTCAACAACTTTTTAATTATTTTTCAAATTCTTTTTCGAATCGATCAAGAGCATAGTCCTTTGCTTTGAATTCGAATTCAAAATCCACATCAAGATCAATATACTCATTTGGAATTACACGAACGTAATCGCCGTGTGCTCGTGGATTTTTATTGGTCAAATCATTGTCGCTAAAATGAAACAATGGACGATACTTACCCCACGTGGACATACACAACTTTACCGCTTCTTTAGCGGATAATTTACCTGGGTTACAACGAAAATGAAGATTGTCATACGTGATAGGAATGCCAGTGTTTGAATGAATTAATTCATACAGCTCTTCTACCTTCCAACTATTTGGCTTGTCTTCATTCTCAAGTACCAATCGAGACTTTACATTAACAGGTAAATCATTGTATACATCAACAAACCGTTTAGCAATTTCTTTAGTACACCCTTTATAAATATTCATATGAATGTTAATGGGAGACTCATATGTTTGTGGCAAACCAAACAAATCCATAATAGATGCATGATTTTTTAGTTCCACAATGGACTTTTCTACAACAGTTTTTGTAGCACTCGCAGGCACAACAAATTGGTCAGGATGTGTACTACATCGAAGATTATTTTTTTTAATGATTTCTGCACCACGTTTGAACTCATTATAAATACGATCTTTGTCAGTAAGAATATCAAGTGATAGATTTGCTTCTGGTAAAGTAGCCAATGGAAATAAATCACTGCTGATTCGATAGTTCCATCCTTTAGTCACACACAAAGAAAAAGTGTTTACCGCAACATTTACATTGTTCAGTGTTCGTTGAGAAATAGTAGATAAAGCGCTTTTTCGTTCCAATGACAAGAACCTAGTCTTGGTCATAGTATTAGCTTTGAATCCTTTTTCTTGAAGTTGTAGAGAAATGCAACACAATGATTTTTTCATTGCAGTCATCTTACCAACAAATTTATAATAAGTCAAGCTTTAAGTCCAAGGATATAGTGGCATCTTATATTTTACGCCACCTATCATAATTCCCACATAACCAGCGATTGGACTGCCAGCACCACTTATAAACATATTATTTGATCCTGTAATAGCACTGTGCAGTTGCAGCGATCCTTCTATAACCAAATTATTTTCAATTCTACCACTACTACCGGTTATTTCTGTAATAGATGCGTATCCGCCACTAATATTAGTAATAGATGCATGTCCACCGCTAATATTAGTAAAAGCGGCATATCCGCCACTAATACTTCCGGTAAATGAATTGGCGGTAAATCTACCAGTTATTTTGCCGCCACTACCGGTTATTTGTGTAATAGATGCATGTCCGCCACTAATATTAGTAAAAGCAGCATATCCACCACTAATACTTCCGGTAAATGAATTGGCGGTAAATCTGCCAGTTATTTTGACGCCACTACCGGTTATTTGTGTAAATTTAGCTCTACTACCACTGATACTTCCAGTAAATGAATTGGCGGTAAATGTGCCAGTACGTATATTAGTAAAAGCAGCATATCCACCACTAATACTTCCAGTAAATGAATTGGCTGTTACTCTTCCGGTTATTTTAACATTACTACCGCTTATTTTAGTAAAATTGCCTTTGCTACCACTAAAGCTACCAGTAAACGATCCTGTAAAATTACCTCTGACTTGTTTTGAATTAAATCGTGTATAACCGCCTACTGAAGGCGATCCTATTTGAATTGTGGTAGCTGAACTACCAAAACCTATTGTAGTGGGACTAGATAATAAAAGCGGCGAAAGATTTGTACTGTCTATATCACCGTCTGCATTAATGCTACCATTAGTGTTTAAAGTGTTTGAAGAAGCGTCATAATTTAATGAAGTGTCATAACCTATAGTTCTTTGTCCACTTCCGTCTGAAAATAACAAATATTTGGTACCTGTAGTACTTGATTGATTTTTAATAAAAGTACTGCCACTAAAACTGCCTGTATAATTTGTAGCAAGTACTTCACCTCTTTTTGAGACTTTAAATTTTGTGACGGCTCCAACTTGTAAATCTATCAGTTTACTGCTATTATTCGACGGTCCTGCGTCCGATACATTCATTTTTATCGCAGTCTGATCACCAGACCCGAATGTAGCGGTCATTGCATTAATTGGGGTATTCGCCATAAATTACTCTTATAAATATAAATAGTATCTATAATAAGTAATTTATATTATAATATTTCTACCTACCCACTTCTTTAAAATACATGTCTTTAGCTTCTTGATACGACATACCAAACATTTGGTTATAGAAATGTACCGTATTCTTTAAATTTGATTCACTCTTTAGCTTTTTATATCGGTCTACAGCCTTTGGTCGCCACCACTCAATTATACCTTGCATATCACGTTTAAAGAGGTCTTTCATCTTCAATTGATCAACATCAATTTTACTTTGCAAAAACTCTTTGGTATTTTCATAAAAACAACTATAATATACACCTCGTTCATATCCGTGTTGATAGTTGGATTGTTTTATTCCACATTTACTAAATATCATACCAAGAATACGAGATTTAGCTCCAGTTACAGGTCCACTCACTCCTTCTTTTTGAGTAAGTGCTTTATCATAAGCAGTTACATCAATATCTTTTAACCAATTGTGCCAAGTTTCATAAATACCATCATCTGGTTTAATTGAAATTTTACCAGCACTAGATCCACATTTGTGCCACCATTTTAAACTATTATACATACTGTAACTACCATATAAACTTGTAGTTGTCATACCCACAAGAGTTTGATCGTATAATTGTTTCCAAAGATCACGTACTGTTGACGTAGTAATCATAGCGGCTATTAATTTACCACCTAGAAAATTATAACCAATTGGCTGAGTACTCATAATACAACTGCCAATTGCGCTATATGCCAATCGTTTCTTTTCCATCTTATCAGATGTAGTCCATCCTAAATAATTGTCACGGTCAGTAATAGCAATTACATCACTAGAAACACTGATACAACCAATATACTTTGGGTTATCAATATCTCCATCGGTTACAAGAAATTTAATAAATCTACCAGGCGTTTGATCAAAAGTCATTGTATGACCAAAAATACGAAGAATTGTCCAATCTTCATTTTGTTGTTTTGATTCAACATAAACCAATTTTGGATTTATACTTTCAATTTCTTTAATAGTTAAAGATTCATCGTTAATATCGGTGGGTGTCCAAATTTTGGCTTTAATCATATTAGCCTTATTTGAGAAACTTTCACACGTTTGTATTTCCATCCACTTTTTGTAAAAGGTCTGCTCTTCAACAGACATAGACTTCAACAAATTAAGATTATCAACCAACTTTCGTTTATTTCCTTCAAAGTCAAACGATTCAATTCCAAAGTATTCTTGTAACGTATCCATATTATTCTGTTTTTCTTAAAATCATTTTAAATTTTAACGTCAATTCGTTTTTAGATGACTTGACTTCTTTTATTTCCCACTTTTCTTTTAAAGTATCCAAATACAAATTAGTACCATTATCAATATACTCTACAGGCAATTTAAGATCCAGTAAATCTTTTTCCTCATATACCAAGAAGTTTTTTCCTTTGTTATCTAAATATAGTAGTATTTTATCTCTTTTTTTTGCCATAATATGGTATAAATAGAAACACCGTATATCAAATCAAAGATATACGGCACATCTATTATATTGATTTTTCTTTAAACATTAACAGAATTGTTCTTTGTTGTATCAACATTGACTATAACAATCGACTCCTTGTTGGAAGATGAATTGATGTTCACCATTTCAACCAATAGCTCACGATTTAAATGTACTCCCTTGTTCTTAGCTTCATCAATAACCGATTTGGTAATCGGTCCAAATACGTGTACCAAAGTTGGACGACCTTTTCCGTTAGGTAAAACGCCAATTACATTTAGTTCACCTCGATTAATTGCTTTCTTAACCTTGTCTCGTAAACTAATAGTTACGATATCAGTGTTAATATCATTTAGTTCCTTAATTGTAAAAATACAACTTGGATATTTTACTGTTTGATTTGTCTTATTCTTACGATCTGTCTTTTTCATACTTTATCCTTTCTTGTTTATGTTGTTATAAATCTAACCGTTAATATATTATATCATCTTTATATTATATGTCAATAGAATCCATCATCTTTTTATTAATAGTCTTAACAATCTGATTTAGATTCTCGACGTTAATAAAATTAGAGTCTACACCATACATTGTTCTGAAATTAGCACGTAACGTTTCGGCTCCAAATCCATCATATTCCGTTACAAAATACGAAATGATGTTATATCCAGTCTCCCGTATTTTATTTACTTGTGTACGAGTGTGATTCAAAGCAGTTGCGCCATTATATGAAAACCCAATACCTCCTGTACTATGGTAGTTGAAACACGGTTCACCATCACTAATATTAACAAAATAACTGTTTGTGTTGTTACTAGCTTTAGGCAAATATCGTAACAATGCTTCAAAACATAATCCTTCTGGAGTTGTATGTGTTGGCAAAAGATATGAGAACATATTCTTTATCTTACTAAATTTATCAACCTTAGAATCATACGCGACTACAATGTATGGACTGTTACCCATCGATGTACGAAAACTAATCGTCAGATCCACATTGTCAATCATAGACGTAGCCTTTGCTAGTGCAACACATAGTTTAATTGTACGATTCCACTTTTTGCCTTGCATACTAGCACTAGCATCTACACTGATATGAAAGTTAATTTTCTTATATTTGGTGACAAATGTATTATAAAAGATATTGCTATCGGTTTCAAATCCGAGTTCATGCATCAAACGTTTATCAATCTTACCAATATTACGACGGGTAAACTTATCAACGTTAATTTCATTACGAATTTGAAGACGGCGGCCTAACTTAGCTCCTAACACAATGCCGTCATCCACGTTCTTCTGTAACATAGTACGAGCTCCAATGTCATCTTTTGCAATAGACATTGGAAATTCATCTGAGAGGATCAATTCTTTTGTCATATTCTTTACAAGAATACATTCAACGTTACCAACAATTCCGTTGTTCTTAAGAACATCACTTGCAACAGGTACTAGATCAATTTTACTCTTTTCTAGTACATCAAGCAATGTCTTTTCACGTCTAGAAACCTTTTTCTTTTTGATTTTACCAGCCAGAAAGTCTTTCTGTTTATCAAATGATTTAGCAATCTTAGTTTGTTTAGACTTACTAATATTTGAATCAGATCCAATATTGGAAGTTACATCGCTACTGTCAGTTGTAACAGTAGACTCCATACCACCAAGTACATCACTAGCAGTACCCAATATAGTTGGGTTCGATGAATCATCTTCAACGGCGGATGAATCGCCATCTCCATCACCATTTCCATCCGTTGGTTGTGACTGTGCATTATCAGTTTTGTGTTCAGTAATATTCTTAAATACAATTTCGGAAATCTTATACGCTATGTCTAGACGATCTTTTGGAGTTGTCAGACGACAGATATTTGACAAATTCAATTCACAAGCAATGTCATACAAACCAGGCAATGATTTCAAGCTTGTATCAGGATTCGTAAGATTAATAATACGAAACATATATGAATCGATACTAGGTGTACGATATAGATTGCTTTTCAAGGCATCTGAAATTACTTTATTATTAAAGTATTCATCATACAAAGCATCGTAGTAACCACGATAACCAGGCGCGCTATTATGTACAGTATAATCAATATAACGATCTTCTACATAATTTAGAATCTGTTGACTGGTCTTACCAACAATATCTTTTGAAATATTCAACTTTTCAGTGTAATTATAAATGTCACGGGGAACATTCATCCATACTGTCTTAAACATTTCAAAATCAGAATATTTAACGTGACTGCCTTCGTGTAAGGCTAGTCCAACAGCCACGTCAAAATTATCCTTCTTAGTAATATCGCTACTGATATAAACCACCTTACCATCAGTACAATTTACAGCACTGTCATTAAATACTACAGGAATGTTCTGGTTCGTCAGAATGCTAACATAATTAGAAATAGCACGACGAGCGGAAGACATACGAATCAGTCGAGATGTGTTTTCCGAAACACGGTCTTCTACGTCATCGTTTAACGTGTTATTAGCGTCATCCGCAATAGCAGCATCAAGTTCATCTTCCCAATCCCAATCGTAATTGTTACCCTTTAACCAGAAATCACTGTAGTTGCTCATAATAATTTATTTTCTATATGTTATTAAAAAGGAGGTTGAGTAGTATTGTTCAATGGATCATTAAACAACTTTTCCTTAGATTCTACCTTAATATACTTTTGTACCAACTGACGAATATATGTACGTTCACTGTCAACACCACCATCCTCAGTAAAGTTAGGATAAATGGTCGTCTCAGCAATTTCAAGCAAATTAAATCCATCCACAATTAGTTCCGCAATTTCAACAGTACTACGTGTAGGAATAAAATTAGTAAGCTTACTATCTTCCTGCTTAATCTGTTTACGGGTATGATCAGCAATTTCACAAACAGACTTTAGAACGTCTAGCTGTTCATTAGAGTTAATATTAAACCGATTCTTTAATAGAGAAAATTCAGCGTCCTTATCAAGCGGAGTCACTTCAATCTTAACAGGAAAACGTGAAAGTAGAGCACGATCCATTACACGGGTAGCGGTATATTCATTACCTACGTTAGCAGTAGCGATAAAAGTTACACCGTCTGCAACCTTAACAACTTCACAATCATCCTTTTCATCCAATCGAAGATAACGCTGGAGATCATCAAGAACAGTCATTAGAATATTAACACCATCGTGATGACTACGAGAAATTTCGTCAAGTAGAATGATGGCGTTAGGAGTACGAATAGCCTTGATAAAACTAGACTCCTTGAATAGAGTACCAGTCTTCTTATCAAAGTGAGTGTTGCCAATCAAAGCACTACGAGCATCTTGTGTAGCACCCAGATTAAAATAGAAGAAGTTATCTTCACGACCAATAGCCTTAGCAACAGTTTGCGCTGCTAGAGTCTTACCACAACCAGTTGGACCAAGAAGCAGAATGTTCTTGCCACGAATAGCACTACGTACCATATACTTCCACTTGAGATCATCCATAATCAAAGAAGATGGACGTAGATTTACACAAGTGTCAAGATAAGCCTTGATATTGAAGTCCTTGCCAGTAACCAGATTAAACGAGTTTTTGTTTTTCATAAGTTTTCTTACCGTAAAATCATCTTACCACGGATATATAAGAAGTCAACTGGAAAAATAAAAAAACCACCAGTTACGGTGGTTTGGGTTATATTAAAATAATATTATTAATGATGATGATAGTGATATACTGGACGACCCCATCCACCATACACAACTACTGCTGGTTGGGGATGTACATATACAACAGGAGCAGGTTGATAATATACTACTGGTTGAGGATGTACTACTACAGGCTGTGCATAAACCACTGGTTGTGGTTGTACATATACAACTTGTGTTGGGGGATTTACAATTCTATCAATAACGTGAATTACTGCAACTCCGGTCAATACTTTACCAACTGTAGCCCATTCTCTATCGCCAGCAAATGTTTGGGAAGATAGAGTTGCACTCAATGCGGCGATAGTAATTAATTTTGTCATATTTATCCTTTTTTAGGTATACCTTTATAGTATATCAAATTTGAGAAATTGTCAACTACTTCTTTTTGGCTTTACCTGCTTTTGTATATTTAATAACCAATTTTTGAAGATGTTTTGGTAATGTAGGTGGGTTATATTCCGCTTTCTTTGGTTTATGATCACCTTGTTTAGCGAATTCTCCAACAGCTTGCATTGGTTGAGTAGGATCATCTTTTGGATCGTTCATATTCTCGACCTTAACATTCTTTACAATTTTGAATCCTTTTTGTGGGTTAACTACGTTTTCTTCAGATTCAGATTGTTTATCAGCTTTTTTACCACCTTGTTTATCTTTGGTATTTTCAACTCCCTTACCCAAAGCACTATCTACATAATTTGTAATATCAGATTTTAAGTATTCTTTTACGAATTTCTTAACATCTTCAAATTTCATAAAAAGTTTCTTTGTTCTATCACTTCCGTCTCTGAATGCTTGAATATCACAAATACCGTGTACTATTGGTCTAATACTAATGTGATGTGGTTCACAATCACATACATTGTAATTACCAGCATCATCGAGTTCAATAGGCTTCTTAATTTCTTTTGATAATCCGTCGATTAAATCACTCCAAGAAGACGAAGCATTTGTATATTTTTGCTCCAATGTTTCTTTTACCAGTTTATTGACTAATTCTTTAGAAGACTTCATATTAATATACATATAAATAGTACTTGATGGTCAATTATTAATCTTTTTTATCGTCTAATATTTCTATATGCCCAATGTACCCATGACTATCATTTCTGGTAGCTACTGCTTTAACGTGGTATATAGTACCCTCTCTATCAATCATTCTGTATATAGTAATACTACTTCTTTTATCTTTAATAGATCTGTCCCATTCTTTTTCAACCATTTCCAAATCTTCACTAAAGATACCATTTTTCCACCCATTACCTAAGAAATAATCTACATCGTGTTTTAATAATTGACAATATTTTTCATTTACCCACGTACATTTACCATCGGTATCACATTCAAATATTGGTTCCGGTCTATTATCTAATATCCATTTTTGTCGTGTGCATATAGTCTTAATCAAATTACTATCGTGACTAACCTGCTTGTTTATCTTATCTACATGGTCTTTTAACGATGTGCCCGAATTGGGTTTGACTTCTTTTAATATTTCTTTTACATTCCGATTCAATGTAAATACCCATTTGAATGCGCCGAATAAAACGCCGCCGGCTGCACTTATTACTAATATTTTTTCTAGGTATACAAAAATGGATTCCATAATATAAATTGATCGAGATGGATATAAATATAATAAAAAACGAGTACTCGTTAAAGTACTCGTTATATTTTTTAATTATTTACAATTACAATTTGAAGTCGTCAAATGCACCTTCACTGATCGTGTTATCAACTCCTTTAACATAACTACTCAATTCAGTTTCTTGGGGGGCTACTTGAAGTTTTTTACTATCATAGTAACTATCTAACCACCCAGATAGTAAATTGGTCTTAGCAGCTGGATACAATTTCTTATATCCCATACTTGTTAATCTGTTATTAGCCAACCATTCAATATAATGTTTCAAACTTTCCGCCGTCAATCCAACCAAACTACCTTTACTAAATAGATAATCTGCCCAATCCTTTTCAGCATTTACCGCCATTTCATAAGCAGCATATATCTTATCTTCATTTTTCTTAACAATATCTTGGAATCCTTCTTCCGGATTATTTATCCAATTCTTCATAATGTTCTGGGTAATAGCTACGTGAAGATTTTCATCTCTACTGATAAATTTAATAATCTTACTGTTACCCTCCATCTTTCCACGATATCCAAAGTAAAAACTACAAGCAAATGATACATAGAATATCAACCCTTCAGTAATTTGAGTTGCCAATACAGCATCAAACAATTGTTGTTTAATATCATCCGACGGCGTTAATAGTTCATCATACTTCTTACTAATAGCTTTAGCACGTTTCACAATTTCTTCGTCTTCTAAGACACTATCAAAGAACTTGGTAGCATCTGGATAAACATTGTTAAGAATGTATGTATAACTGTTACTGTGAATAGTTTCAAAGAAACTCCACGCATTCATACAAATTTCTAATTCACTATTTGTAACGTGCTTCATTAGTTCGTGAATACTACGACTCAACATACTATCAGTCATAGTTTGAAACTTTAAATTACTGTCAAAAACAAATCGTTCCTCAGCAGAAAGATTCTTGTAATCACTAATATCCTTCACCAACGAAACTTCTTGGGGTCGCCAAAAGAAATTTAGTTGTTGATCGTACAAATCATAAAACTTTGGATATTTGATCTTATCATATCGCTGAAGTGATAGATCTTCTCCCAAGAACATTGGGTTGCGCAACTGATCTATGTTTTTCTTATTTAGTACAGTTTTCATATATATTTTTTTATTATAGAGCGCAAGCTCCGCTTTCACAATCGGATTCTTGTACTATTGGTTTTTCATCAACCGTTTTTGTTTCCATGGCTGTTTGTTTATCACCATCATCTGTATTAGCATAATATAGATTCTTCAATCCATACTTGTATGCCAACAAAATATCTTTAATAACAACCTCTACAGGCACTTTGTTTTTCTCATAACGGGACGGAATATAGTACGTGTTGGTACTGATACTCATATCTGTGAACTTTTGAATAGCAGCAGCTACCTTCAAATATCCTTCATTATTTGGCATATCAAAAGCAAAAGTATAATTATCCTTGTACTTATCAATATTTGGAACCACCACAGGCAAAATGTTACTCTTGCTTCCCTTGAAACTAATAGCACTACGGGGGGGTTCAATACCATTGGTACTACTTTGAATTACACTACTTGATTCTACAGGCATACAAGCAGTAAGAGTAGAATGTCTCATACCATACTTCTTGATGTCTTCACGTAAAGCTTCCCAATCCATATGTAAAGGTTCAGTGATAAATTCATCAATGTCCCGTTTATAAGTATCAATAGGAAGAATACCTTGACTAAATTTAGTACGATCAAACTTTTCACACTTACCAATTTCTTTTGCCATTTCAACACTTGCTTTGATTAGATAGTAACTGGTCTTTTCCATCCATCTAGATACGAAATTTGGAGCTTTTTCATCCCAATACTTCAATCCTTCTTTAGCCAATAGAGCAGCCAAGTTACTTACACCCACACCAAGACTACGACGTTTAGTAGCAAAGTTCTTTGCTGCTGGTACGAAATATTCTTGGTGATCAATCAAAGCGTCCAACATTCTGACAATGATGTCACATACATTTTCCATTTCAGTATCATCTTTAATTTCTAACCAATTCAATGCTGCCAATACACAGACTCCAATTTCTCCTTTTTGATCATTAACGTCATAAATAGGAATTAACGGATGATGCACTTCAAGGCAAAGATTGCTTGTATCCACTTGATCCAACCAACTACCGTGTTCATTTGCGTGATCCACGAACATTGTATAAATACGTCCAGTTTCAAGACGCTCTTTAGCAAGTAGACCCATCAATTCACGTGCAGGTACTTTCTTCTTGAACTTGAGATTCTTGTTAGCTTCAGCCTTTTCATATTTTTCTCTGAATCCTTCCATTCCAAATGTATTCCACAGTGAAGGGCATTCGTGATAACTAAATAGTGTAACGTCTTGATTCTTCAAGAAACGTTCAAAAATTAGTTTATCAAGACCCACGCAATAATCTAACTTACGAACTCGATTATCATCTGTACCTTGATTATTCTTCAATACAAGAATATCTAGAATATCATAATGGAACCAAGCGAAATTTACAGTTGCGCTCCCACCACGAATGCCATTCTGGTGACAACTCTTTACTGTAGCTTCAAATGATTTAGCAAATGGAATTGGACCTGTATGCATTACTTCACCATTACGAATTGGAGCGTTTGTAGCACGTAGTCTTGATAAATTCAATCCAATGCCATAACGACTAGCTGTAGCAAACCCAACCGCACTATTGTTGCTGAAAATACTACGTAGATCATCATCGACTGTGAACAGTGAACAACTGGCATAACTCTTCATTGGAGTTCTTACGCCTGCCATAATTGGTGTGGGTAAATTGATCTTATGTTTACTAAAGTAGTTATAAGCTTTCTTTACATACTCAAGTCGGTTTTCTTTATAATCTTTAAAGAAAGTCATTGCAATAAGCATATAAGCAAACTGAGGACTTTCATAAATTACCTTAGTAGCCCTATTTTGGACCAAGTACTTATCACACAACTGTTTGATACCAGCATACGTGAAATTAAAATCACGATCATGTCGTAAAAACTCATCTAGCTTGTCAAATTCTTGTTTGGAATACCAATTTAAAATATCCGAGTCATAAACCAAAGCATCAATATTAGTTTTAACTAAATCGTGTAACTTTGGGGGATTTTTACCACCCCAAACATTTTTTCGTAATTGATAATTTAATAAACGTGATGCTACAAATTGATAATTAGGTTTATCTTCTGTGATTAGATTAGACGCGGCTTCAATCAACATCACGTGGATATCTTTTGATGTCATACCATCGAAGAACGACAAATGAGCGTTCATCGCTACTTCTTCAAATCCAACACCTTTTATATCTTCAGTAGCCCATTGTAAAATTTTATTGATTTTATCTGCATTAAACTTCTCAGTGATACCATTTCGTTTCTTTATAAAAATTTCTTTATTCATACGGGTAAAAAATAACTATTGTTTAGATAGTTCATTTTGCGTTTAGTCTATAACTTTTTTATTATTTTTTTATGTGTTTTTCGTCTGCTCCATACTATGAGTTATTCTTCGTCATTGTTATGAACATTCCATTTTGATTTTAGAACCTTTTTGACTTGATTTTCACCATCCATCATTTCATTCAAGATACTCATACCCTCACGGCTATTTTCACCATAAATTTCAATATCACCACAACTAGCATTCATCTTACTTGGAAAGGTCAAACCATCCGGGCCGAAACGATTCTTAATTACGTGGAATCGTGCAGTATTTGCTTGTTTATCGTTAACTTTACGACTTAGACTAAGAACAAAGTCAGCGGTCATAATCTTACGATAACTATCAGCAATGTTGTTAGCCTGAATAATGTCTTCATCCATAGCAGCCCGATTACTCTGTGAAGCACTCCAAATAGGAACTTGTAACTCACCAGCTACACCTCGTAGTTCTTCATAAATACCACCAGCTTCACTATAACTGTTACTATTACGTTCACTTTGCGATGGACGTAGAATATCTGCGTAATCTACAATAATCAGATCAACTTTAGTACCTAGTATAGCCAATCGTTCACAATGAGCTTTAAGGCTATAAGCACTTACTGTTTTAATTGGAAAATATTTAATCTTCAATTTTCCAGGCACCTCTGCAATCTTCTTCTTCACGATGTCTACGTTATTACGAATATTCTGGAAATCAATTCCTGTAAAACAAGCATCATAACGTAGTCCAACATAATTTTCATTCAATTCAAGCGTAAAATGAACTACATTTTTACCTTGTTTCATCGCTTCAACGCCTAGTTTAGATAGTACCCAACTCTTACCACTACCAGCACAAGCTGTAATAATACCCAATTCACCCGCTGCCAATCCTCCGTCCATAATGGTATCAATTTCAGTCCAATTGGTTTTAACGCAATTACGACTCATTACACTCATTCGTTGTTCTACATCTTCGGTATAATCGTGACCAATATTACGTTCCATACCAGCTTTCATCGCGTGATCAACTACATTCTTAATTTTATCATATTGACCAAGTGCTAATAAATCAGCACTTTCAATAATAGCATTCTTTAGTTTCTGATTTTTACAGAATTCCAAGAACTGTTCCTTAACAAACTTCAAATCGTTATCACTTACCTTTTGATAAACTAATTTGAGATTATCCACGATGCTTCTTTTAAGTAGTTCATCGTTTACTTCATCAACTTTAATCTTGAATACAGTTAAAGTTGGTAGATCTTTATATTCGTTAAAATACTTTATACTTTCTTTTACGACCCATTTATTTGCATCACTTTCAAAGAAGTCTACTTCGATAATATCATTGATACGTTCAATAAATGAACGATCAGATATTAAACACGAAATACACTTGATTTGGAAGTCACGGCCGTATTTTGTTAATGAATCAATTGCTTTTTTGTTTTCCATAAGATAACTCTACTATACCACTGAATTTTGTGGTTTTCAACTTTTATTAACCGACGTTTTTATTCTACAAAACTATTTAATTTGCCAAAACATTCTTGTAACCAAATGTGATAATTGGGGATATTATTCCACATTTTGTCTTCTGTAATCAATTTAGTAAAACTCATTTTATCAATTCTACGTACAGGAGTTTTTATTATTTCTTCTATACGTAACTGTGTAAATGACTGTACTTGCGTATCTTTTAACTGCATCAACGTGTGATTACGTTCAAGTAGTAACTTGTTATCTAACACGGTCTGATATATTTTATACTTACCCTTGTTATTTTCTGCGTAATTATAAATCTCATTCAAATCATATTGACGTTCTTCTGACAAGAAAGGAAATGATTTAATTACCCGCTTCAAACCTACGCCATCCAGTCCTGGAATATTATCACTGACATCACCTTCCATAACTCTATATAAAATATAGTTACTACATGTAACTCCATATTCATCTAATATTTCTTTACAACCAAATATTCTCTTTTTGACAGGACTCCAAATTTTGACTTTGTCATTTGCCAATTGTAAAAAGTCTTTATCAGTAGACATAATTGTTATATTGCTGTCCTTAAAAGTTTCTGTAGCTAAATAAGCAATTGTATCGTCTGCTTCTATTTGATCAATTGCCATTATAGTAACAGGCAAAGTATCTAAATAATTTACAGTACGAATCAATTCTTTTTTAAAGTTTACAGATTCTATCTCAGATGAAGACAGTTCTTCATAATTACGATTGAGTCTGATATCTGTCTTTCTACCATTTTTGTAAGCTGGATAAATCTTTCTACGTTTCTGACTTCCTCCCTTACCATCAAATACAATAATAACTCGGGTAGGAGAAAGCAATTTAATTGCATATCCAATGCTTTTTAAGAAACCCGCAATACCACCTGTGTGTAATCCATCCTCATTAAGTGACGGAATGGCCATAAAACTTCTAATGTAAGTATTAAGGCCATCAACAAGGAGGATGTCAGAATTAGTAGTCTTTTTGAGACCGTCACTTCCAACACCCTCCTTAATGTTTTCAAACAAGGAGTACAGTTTCTTCTTTTCAAATGAACTGAATCCGCTCATATTATTCTTCGCTAACCGAAGTTTCTTCTGACTCTACGACAGCATCATCAATGATCTGACTATTAAAGTCTTTGTACTTCATAATTACAACATCACAAATCTTCAAGTAAATTTCTTCACTCAGTTCCTTGTCTGTTTTCATCACGGTCACAAAGTCTTTGGATTGAAACTTCCATTCGGATCCATCATTCTTCTTGTATGTGTAATAAGCACCACCTTGTTTAATCAGACTTTGATCTTTTAGAACTTTAATCCAACTACCATAGTCAGCAATTCCGCTATCAAAATAGATATCAAAACTTGCTTGACGTTGTGGCGGACCCATACGATTCTTCACAACAACCGCTTTACATTCGTTACCAATAACTTCATCACCCCTCTTGAGTTTACCTGTATTATTTAAACGAACACGAACACTACAGTGATAAGCAAGTGCTTTACCACCTGATACCACATACTGATCGCCAAACGCCATAGCCTTTAGATTCTGACGTAGCTGATTAGTAAACACTGTAAGTACCTTCTGCCGACCAATCATAGTAGTAATTTTACGCATTGCTTTGCTGATAATAATTGACTTACCAGTAGCGTAACCATCTTTACCGTGATCACTTTCAAGTTCTACCTTTGTAGATGCCGCTGCTACGGAATCAACAATAATTGTTAGAATTCGATCCTTGTCACTTTTACGAACAATAGCGATCATTCGTTCCATCTGGGCAAAAATATCTTCAACGGTTTCACATTGAACATACAATAACCTAGACAAGTCTACACCTAAACTTTTCCAGAATTCAGGAGCAGCTGAGTTTTCTGTATCAATTACTACAGCAATACCACCTTTCTTTTGGGTGTCGGCAACAACGTGCGCGGATAACAAACTTTTACCAGTACCTTCAAGTCCGTTAAATTCTACCATTTTTCCAACCGGCAACCCGCCGTGTGGACGATTACTAATTGCCAAATCTAAAATAGAAGAACCAGTGCTAATCCAATCCGTGATTTCAGATGGATTGTCTTGTTCATCTAGAAAATGAGCAATCTTTCCACCCTCTTTATTTGCTTTATTTAATTCATTTGCCAACATTTCGATTAGTTCGTCACGTTGACCCGTATCTTTACTAACACTTTTTTTTGCCATAACGTATATAAATAGAAAGCCGGTGGACTATAAAAACTCCACCGGCTTATTTTTTAATTTTTAAGAGTTAAACAAGTCATCAAATGCTTGATCTACACTATCTTTACCCTTAGCTTTAGCTGTACTTGGTGATTGAACGGCTTTTGCTTGGGATGTGACCACGGGGCTTGTGGGGAATGGAGCTTCATCGTCATCTCCACTTGCGGTTGGTTCTGTTACGATCTCAGAAGCAGCAGCTTCTGGATTTAACCATTTATCCATAACATCTTTTAGATCGTTATAGGATAGTTCTTCAAATAGATCCAAAATATTAACTTGGGACTTCAACGCTTCCATCAACTGTGCGTTTTTAGGATCTACCGCGAGACTTACATTTGGCTTAACACGAATGCTTGTTTCTGGGAAACTAGCTCCGCCTTCAGCTGTCTTGAATTCTACAACGATATCACGACCATTGGTTAGATCGGTAATATCACCAAAATCAGGATCACTGATGATTGATAGAAGTTCTTGATAAACTTGTTTACCAAATCCCCAGAACTTTACGCCTTCTCCTTCTTCGCCACGAATAATAGCTGGTACGAAAGTACGCATCTTGGGTTCCATCTTACGACCCATCTGCCAATCTTCTTTTGAACCAGTCTTTTTCAGACGATTAGCAAATTCAACGATTGGATCTGGACGACCAAAACTATCAGGAGATAGATATGTCTTGTTGTTGATGTTGTAATGAAACTTTAGTTCAATGAATGGATTATCAGGTACATACTTGTACGGAACAATACGAACTACCTGTTTCCCAGGCTTTGGTTTCCAAATCAAGTTTGATTTCTGATTTGTGTTTGAGAGAGAGCTCAAACGGCTCTTTAGCCGACTTAGATCTAATGCCATAATTATTTAATATTTAATGTTTAATTAGTTAATTAATTCGTCTGGTTCACTCAAACCAGATTGTATAACCAACTCGAAACTAAGTCTACACTAGGTGCAGACCAAAATCAAGTCAAAAATACATATTAAATTTCAGAGATAGAAAACAATTTTAATGGAACTATTTTTACCCCAATTTCATTGGTTAAAATAATACTGTTTTTATATAAATTCCAATTTAATTGAAAGCTCTTATCAAATACTCCATTGTTTTCATCAGCAATCAACTTATTCATTGCATTGAGCGTATATAGTGTATTTGTTTGCTTCTTACGATGTATACTAATGGTGCCTTTGTATCTATTAATTTGTTCACGTTTTTCAACGTTGAATGTTAGATATAATTCCCGAAGATTATTTTCGTTAGCAAATATAAAGATCTTATTATCTATAAGAGTATATTGCTTTGGTATTTCTTTTAATGCGTCTGTATATTGACTACTATTAGAAAATGTACAGAGCAATTGTTTTTGAGTTATCATATTTTGTCAACGACTTTCTGACCTTCTACTTTGAATGTAAATTTACTTCCGCTACTACTATCCATTGCATAATTAGCATATGTTGGTGTGGCAATGTCGTCTTTCATTGTAATGCCAATAAACAAATAAAGATTAACACTTAGATATCCTTCATCCGGTACAACATTGATCTTAATCTTACCTAATTTGATATCATTATATTTTTTAGGAATTTCTAAGTTGAAATTGCTTTTATACTTTAACTTCTCTATTTTTTCTCCCGTAAATTTGATCAAAGGTAAACTTACATTAGTACCAAATACAGCTTCGGATGAAAGTAGACTAGATAGTTTAATAAACTCTTCACGGATTTTATTTGGATCTGATGTATTGACATCTTTCAATACGTTGTTTAGTATTAAATCTAAATATTTCAAAGCTAAAATGTTTGCTCTATATTTAAATATAGGTCTTAAAGTATCTCTTTCCAAACAATCGTTAATATCAAAGTCTGCTTGGATTTGATTAATAGTGTATACTAAATTTTCTTTCAATTTCTTAATACTGTCCAACTCGACCTTTTCTATATTGATAGGAAAGAATTGTATTAATGAATCATTATTTGATAGTTCTGTGATTTTATTAATCAATGATATATCTTCCGTATTTGATTTCAAAACGTTCTTAAATAAAGTTAAATTTTTATCAACCGTACTTGTGTACGATGCGTGTTGTTTGTCACATTTACTAGAACCTTCGTCAATCGTACCAAGTTCTCTTTCAAGATCATTTTCTATTCTTTCTAAATTTTTAAGTTCCGTCGATTGTAATTGATTAACATCCGCGTTAAGTTCTTTAAAAAAGAAATTTGTTATCTTTGTAGTAAACGGATTTATTGCATTAATAAACGATGAAAAATAATTTTTTGCAATTTCAGGTATAGTTTTAATTTTATCAATTGCGTTTTTGATGCTGTTGGATATAGTATCTAAAAATCCCTCATTAAGTTCTTCTTTTTTGACTTTCTTGGAAGATGATTTTTCTGCTGGAGAAGCTGATATTGTTTGACCAACGTATTGTGCCAACTGCGTTAATACGTGTCCTAATCTAGCAGATCCAGCTTTAAGACTTATTAATGCAAATTTAATATCTTCACCTTTTATCTTTGCCATGGAATCTACGTCTTGACTTTCTATATTTCCTGTCTTTAAAGCGTTAAACACATCTTCTTTAGTTCCACCATAGATTAAGACAATATCCGCTGTGTTCTCTTTTGTTTCTTTTCCTTTAACAAATTTCGAATTGTAAATATCCGCGGCGATATAAAAATCTTTTATAGACGCATGAATAAAATTTGATGGTGTACCTAATTGCGCTAAAGTTACTCCTGATGATCCGCCTATATTTTTTAAATCTCCATCAACCAAATTGTAAATCTTTAAATTTTCCTCACGAGCGTTTGTATCCGAGATAGATTCCAATCTAGTTCTTAGGTTACCCCATTCTTTAAGAAATCCGATTGCAAAATCTACATAATCACCGCTTGTTTTTAATGTTTTATAGTCAGTAATACCAAACGCAGTCAATATAGGAATTGTTTCAAATATTTTTGTTCTATCTGTTTTTTCTGCATTTTTTAAGAATTCTAACTTATTAAGAAGATCTGGGTTGATGATATTTATTATTTTTTCAGCTTTCTTTATGTATGATGATGGCGATATAGCGTCTGCTACTATTATATGTTTAGATTGACTATCATCGTATATTTGTTCACCGATTAAACTACCCTCAGTATCATACCAATTAAAACCTTTTTTATAAAACCCAAATTTCTTGGCTTCATCAACACTATAGTTTACCAATGGAGTTTGTCCCATCAATATAGCCTCTACTCCATAAGCATCTTGTTTCTTTTCCCGTGGCGTTCTTTCGTCTGTATCTTTATTACCCTCAATATCTTTTTCTAATGTTTGATCTAATGTCGCGGGTTGACTTTTAGATTTTTCAGAAGATGTTTGTTCACCACCTTCTGGTTCACCATCTGCAGTAAAAATATTAGTTTGTGCCTTTTTAGGATTTTCAGCAAAGTGAGTTCCTTTGTTTACAGCTCTATCTCTATATTGTTTATTTGGAAACGTTACAAGTATACCGTCTTTGTTGTATGCTTGTCTTTCAGGAAATCTACCAGCTTCAAATAATCTAGCTGTTTTATCTACAATTTCATTAATATCGTAACCAGCCTTCTCCAAGTACTCCTGCAATACAAAAACGTGATCTTCATTTTTAAGATCCAATGTTCCGTTTTTGATACGACTATCACAACCAATTTCGTTTACTAATGATTTAAAGTTCATCTAATATAAATATACATATAAATATATTTACATTTGGACTAATTTCAAATCATTGTAATTATTTCCAATATAGGTTTTTACTTTAAATCGTTTGTTTTTGATAATATCAACCAAATCAATTAATTCTTGTTTATTTGTGTCATTGTGTACATCAAATACAATTGAGTCATACACGTATAGTATGGGTACAATTCTCTTATCACTAACAAACTTAATACACTTACTCAGACTATCAATGCCATATTCAGTCTCAGCAGCTTGAATTATATAAGAAAACAATTTATTTCGGTTGGGATCAACAATGTGCTTATTTGTAATTTTACGTTTATATACCGGAGTTGTTATATATCCATTCTTTTCAAATTTTTGCCAGTACTTATCCTTTAATTCGTTTACCTTTGCAAAATACGGAATGTTACAGTACTGTTGTGAAATTTGTCCATATAGATTAACCATCGTCAATTTCTTTGATTTAGCTATATCTTCAGATGTTACTGTGTCAACATCAAAATAATATTTGGCTAAATGTTCATATATCGTTTCCTTCTCAGGAACTTTATAATCAATCAAATTAGCCACAATGTACGGATGAAATCCGGTAAAATCTACCATCATTAAATGACCGGATTCTCCATACCTAGACACAAAACTAGCTCTGGATCCATCATCTTTTTTGAGCGCTACATAATTAATATTATCATATGCATTACTTGGTCTACCAGTAGGATTGTAGATATTGTAGTTTGTGTATATGAATTTGTTATATGTTTTACTTTTAAAGTATTTTGAAAATACGTCTGTATCAACTTTTAATCCATTTTTTTCCACCTCAAACAAAGTGTCAGATATAACGTTATTAAAAAACTTGAAACAATAATTGTCTGTGTCTTTATCACCCAACGTCTCAATTTGCTTTATCTCAACATCAAATATTCGCTGGTGTATAACATATGGCAATATCAAATTAAAGTTATTGATATTACGATAATTGTATTTCAGAAAGTTCTCAGTCAAACACTCTACTTCATCTAATATTTCGTTGTTGTTAATGAATCCAAACAAATTAACATCTATCAAATTACAATTTAACCAGTACTTGTATGTCTTTTTATTATTGACATACACGATTAAATTTTGCGATTCAATCTCAGATTTAAACTCTTTAAATGTACAATCTATAGGTAAATCGTTGTGTTCAAAATTTAAATATTGTTTGGTACCATCTTTAAAATTAAAGATGAAAGCAGCAATAATATCATTACAAGCGTTATGATAATTATCGTGTTTTGTAATTAATTTTAAATAAATTTTAGATGAATACTCCACAACTTAATTTTACAACAACAATATGGAAAGTCAATTTTATTGTTTGTAAAACTGAGTAATATTTGAAAAAACATCATTAGCACCTCTAATTATGGTGCTTATCTGTTCCACTTGCTTTTTGTTGAATTCTATCACTCCCTGTTCCAATAACATTTTACCGTCATATTTGCTATTTAATACACCTGTAATCTTCCATTTGAACTTTGCCTTTTTAAAAAAGTTACTATCCATTTTACCATATACATCGGATGAAACTTCAGTTATCTCATTGTAGTTTATTTTAGAAACTACATATCTTTCTATGTATCCAACTTTGTAGTCTTTATCGGTCGGCATTGGCAAAAATGTATTTGGTAGGTTAATATTAAAATTACCCAAATTTAATTTTGTCTTGGTTATAATATCCGTATCTTTTATTGTCATACAGGCACCAATTCAATATTTTGATCTGCTACACATCTAGCTAAACAACCCACAACAGTTTCCCATTTACCATTTCCAGCGGTTACATAATGTGTAACATCGGTTATCATAAATATAACATTTTCAGGAATATATGGTTTTGGAAAATTAGAAATACCAAAGTGTTGAAACATTCTAAATCCAAATATACCATCAAACGTTATAGTCAGTGAAAAGTTTGGAGATATACCACTATACAACGGCAAGTTATTTTCTATATCTTGATCATCTATAATTTGACCCAACTTATCTTTCAAATCAGGTGACAAGTTTAATTGTTTGTAGTTCTTTGAAGCATCGTTTGCAATTTCACCTGGGGCTACGTAAGCACTAGTAATAGTTAATACTTTATCTATATTACCATAAGTTTGTATTGTGGAAATCAATGGATTTTGATCCA